ATAAAGTTTTATTGTCATTTGCTTTTCCATTGCTTTGGATAAATTAATTATTTGATTAATTCCATAACCATCTCCTTTTATTTCTAATTTTTCTAACAGTAGTTTTGCCAATAACTCCACTGCCGTCTGTTGTTTATTGTTACTCATTGCTCGCCTCCTCCGTAGGTTTGTTCGTAGTATTGTTCACCAGTTATTGGTAGTGTACTTTCAGGATAATCAATTCCATGAACTGTTCCTTTGTTGTATGCAGTTTCAATTCTTTCCTTCTCCATTTCTTTGCATTGGTCTGCATAAGATTCTATCATTTCAAGATGTTCTTTACTCAGTAGAATTTGGTCTTTAATAGCATTTAGAAATTGTTCAACTGCCGTTTGTTGTTTATTGTTTGTCATTTGTTACCTCCCTTGTGTATTGGGTTTTTGCAGTTTCCTTTGTGACATAGAATATTACCCTTGTAATTCTTACAAATGAAGTATTCACATCCTTCAATTACACATACTTTAAGCGGGTCTGATGCTAAATTACCTTCACTGGGTATTGTGTAGTTGGTAGTTTTTGATGATACTGTTGGTTTTGTGCAACCACTTATCATTCCGATAAGTAATGTTGCTAATAATAGTTTTTCAACTGCCGTTTGTTGTTTATTGTTTGTCATTGCTTAGATTTTGTTTTTAATTGTCCGTACCATTCTGAAAATTTCTTGTTCATATTATTTTTTTATTGTTTGTCATTGTCTTCTTGTATTTTATCACGCATCCATTTTGCGCCACCTAAATAAGATACATCGTAAGGGTCAAATTCATCAAACTCCATACCATCCAACTCCATCATTTTTTTAATCTCATCATCACTTGGTAGTTCGATATGGTCAACTTCTATACCTTTCAATAACTCTTGAGAACTCACGTTTACATCTCTGTTTATATTGGCAATTATTTCCAATACTTGTTCTTCTGTGTATAGTTTCATAGTTTGTTTATTTTATATTTAATTACTTGTACTGCTGAGTATGTGAAGAGGCATCCGCTGGCGGTCAGCGTGATGACCATGAATGTTACTGGGCTGTAGATGCAGAATGCAACCATGCCAAGGGCTAGCAACAGCATTAGTGCGATAACTAGTATTTCAAGTACGCGTCTCATTTGTATATCCTCCTACTTAAGTATTTCTCTGCAACAAAGAACCCACAAGCGATGCGTATCATCCAGTACTGGGTGCATACATACTGGTGCACCTCCTCCTGTTTGCGTTTGTCCCAAGCGCGTAACTGACCCTTGTGCCAGAAGTAAACGTAGCGTCTTTTAATCTTCTTGAATAGTTTAGTGTTCATAAATTCCAATCGTTATGTTGTCGTCTCCGAGGTATTGAATTAGTAAGTAACGCCCATCCTTTGTGAGCATGTTTTTGTGTCTCTTCATGTAGTAGAAAACGTCCTCCAACATGTGGTCTTTGTCGCTCTCCTCCATCGTGTCTTCCAGCAACTTGTACTCCGAAGGCATCGGCAATGGCTTGTCAGTCCGTGGGTCGTATCCAAAGCCATCAACCGCATAGTTGTCAAGAGGTATCAGCCTGTCAACCTCAGCCTCACATGTGTGGCATATTACAACCTTTTTGCTGTCGTCTATCGGATCGGATATGGCGTATCCGTCACCGCATCCACATGACTCAAGGGTTAGTGCGTAGGACTGCTGTCCATTGTGCATGTCAAGAAGCATACTCCGTGCCTCTTGAGAATTTTTTGCGTAGTATCTCATTCTTTACAAATTGCTAGTTCAGTCTCGCTCACGAACTCCGAGAAGTATCCGTGCTCAAATAAAAAGTGTTCCAGTTCGTCCGAGTTTCCAACACTGATGGATATCAGTGGGAATCCCTTGGAGTCTTTGCCGTTCGACCTCACGCAGAAACAGTCCGCGTAGGCCATCATGCATGGCTCTTCCACTATCACGATGGTGGGAAAGCGTTCAGTTAGTATGTCTTTAAATTTCATAGTCTTGTTTAAAAAGGGAGACCCATCAGTCTCCCACATTAAAACCTTAAAACAAATATCATTTACAACCTATCGTTGAGGGCTAGTGATGGCTAGCCTTTGTGCATGGGTGGGGATTTGAACCCCGTATACCCGTTCATATCCCATGCTGTTCACCGCATCACCCCGTGGTGTTCCACCCACGATTCAAAGGACTGGGACTCAGTCCAGTGTGCGTACATAGTTGGTCGGTCATTCGACCGCCAAACAATCGTCCAATATGTCAAAGAACGTGGCAGTACCATTGTGAAATGGTGCTGTCGCTAGCAGAGAGGGGACTAACCCTGCTCTGCTATGTATTTGTTTACCGCCTCAATCAACTCCGCCCTGTCTTTCTCTCTCATTATCTCTAGCAGTTCTGAGTCGAAGTCGTCAACGCTCTCCCAGTACCCGTCAGTCGCATCCTCTAGCATGGTCTCCATCGTGTGTTCTCTGTCGTCCATATATCTGAACGCATAGAACGATGTGGTAATGTCTCTTGTCATCTCTCCGTTCTCGCAGTCAAACCATCCACCGAAGTTGTCTCCACACTCCTCGTATGTAGAGGTTATCTCTAGTTGGTACACGTCAGACAATAATCTAAAGAACTCACTTACTGGACTCCATGCTGAGTCTCCAGACAATACACCACTAGTTGCTGAATGTCTTTCCCACATTGGGTCAAACCATCGTGATCCGAAGGTGTTGTACACGTCACCATCAACTGGTTCTTTACCTAAGACTTGGTAGAAAGTGTTGTTGTAAAGCGTGCGAGATATCTTTGTTGCCTCGTTGAGTCGTTGCTCGAATAGGTCAAGCATCTGCTTGCTTCCTTCGATTGATGCGGAGTTGTAGCAATGATTAGCCATGTTGGATGATGTTTAAAAAGTCAGATTTGTCTACGTAGCATGTCGCGTCGCAGTATCTCAGCACTCTGATGACCTCCTTGGGGCTGGCCTTTGGGCTGAAGAAGTGGATGTCCGACGTGCGGTAGGCGAAGATTGAGTCGTGGCATTTGTCGTACTCTCTATCCATGAAAGACGATACAGCAGTCTTGCCACATAGTGTGTACACCATGTCATTTGCTGGCTCTTCAATGCCGTAGCAGTAGTCAGCGTTGAACCTGTGGTCTTCCTCAAGCAATGACTCGCTCATGTCGTCGTAGATGCGATAGACTGGGTAGTCCGCTTGGTGGATGATTTGTGCTACACGTGGCTCGATGATGTGCCATGTGAAATTGTCGGGGGTTGTGATTGTTTTGTTCATATGTTTGTTGGTTGGTTGGTGCAATATTAGTTACTATCTTGTTGATAACCTAATTTATTTGTCATAGAAATGTAATATTTTATTTCTCTCAAGGCTGGTGATTACGCAGTAGTCATCCCATCCCCTAAGTTGTTCGAGCAGTTCGTATATCCCGTCCAATGAGTCTATCTCAAAGATGTCTGCCTCGTTCTGCTTGATTAAGTTTATTACCTCTTCGTAGTTGCCCTCGGCATGGTAATGGATGGCTCTTAGGCCAGTTAAAATGTATTTCATGTTTAGTCCTCCCATCCGTTAGACCAGTAGCGTACAGCGTTGGCGTATGTTCCTTTGGTACATCCTTTCAGTTCGTCGCGTGACGGGATGCGATTGCCGTAGTAGTCCGTGAATGATTTCTTGGGTAGCATGCAAATGCCCATCTCAAGTAAGCGCATTGCCTCACGTCCCATTGACCCTTCCATTGCCCATACTGAGCCGTTGTTGATTAATCGTTGCATGTAGTCAACACCTGCTGACTTTTGTCTCTTGTAAATTGTTTGAATGTTCATGTATTGAGTTTTATTAGATTGCTTGTTAAGTTGTGGAACTCAATTTCATCGAGTCCCTATTTGAACCACGGAGGGGAATTGAACCCCTCTCGTTTCCTTTCGTGGTTAATCGATGATAAAATCTTGCCTCAAGTTGAGTCGGTTGATTTCTTCGTCGGTGATATTGTTTCCAAAGACTATCCAATTTTTGTAAGGGTATGGGTCTACATCCGTAGCACGACATGAGAAAGCGTTGCGTCCTATCAGTTTGTTCAACTCGTCAACATATTTGTATGCTCCCGTAGTAAACCCCATGTAGTTTGTGCTTACCTTGTGCGTCTCCACTATTGGCTCAGTCATCTTTGCCAATGCCTTGTGCATCTCGCTTGGGATGAAGTCACTAACGTGTCTATATGCTTGCAGTTGGCTTTGAATGTTGTAGGCAAGTGACTGCAACTCGTCGTACTCGTTCGGACTGGGGATGCATGGCTCTAGCGTTGACTCTTCATCGACGACGTTCATCTGCTCAAGTTCTGCCTCAGCAACTAGGTCGCTGTTCTCGTTAACCCAGTCCCATGCGTCGGACTCGCTCTCTGCTACCACTATCATCTCCGTGACGTAGGTGCGTGTGGTTGTCAATTTGTATTTCATTTTAAGTTCTCCTTTATGTATTGTTTGAATTCGCTGTTTGTTCTCATGTAGACCTTGTCTACTAATATCCATGTGCCGTTGTTCCACTTGTAGTTCGTCTTGATTTGGTTACCTCCGTACAAGTACAACTCTTGCTCGATGAACATCGACGGGTTGATGTCCTTGAACACGCTCTCGGTTACCCTATGGTACTCCTCATAGAAGTACCTTTCCGATAATTTTAAGAACTCGTCGATGGTGAATTTTTGTTCGGTGCTCATTTCAGTTTGTTAATTAGGTTGATGATATTGTCCAATTGGGTCATGTGCATTTCGTAGTACTCACGAAATTCGTTCGATGCTGAGTGGTTATAGATTTGAGAGAACTCATCCATTGCCACGTCCAATGTATCGAGCATGGCTTGGTAGTCCGCATCCTTATACTCACCTAGGCTGGCCTCGTCGCCATCCCTTTGGAACAAAACCTCGGTATTTGTTTTGGTGAATTGCTCAAACCACTCGTCATCTGCGTCGACCCATGGCTTGTCGCCTCGAGTGTCTTCGACAAATGAACGCATGATTGCATAAAGTTCATCTTTAGTGTAGATTTTTTCTGCATCGCCATCTCTTTGAAATGAAACCTCGGTGAATTTTACTTCGTGGTTGCACAACTCGGGGATGCAGTATGCGTCCCAATCTCCGTTCTCAATCATTCGGTCTGCATACCTTGTTGCCTCGGCAATTGGCATGTTCACGTACGGGCAGTTCGCATAGATTTCGTTTGGCTCTTCGCTGACGAACACGTCGTTGTAGTAGATGGTCACCAAATGAGAGGGGTTGTCGCCCTCTCTCATCAGCCTATACTCGGATCCGCTCGCGCAGTCCCATATTGCGTCTTGCTTGTTGTATTCGCCCAATACGATAGCGACCTCCTTGGTTTGTACGTTCTCTGATACGTCAAATACAAACTGACTGCCGTTGTACCAACAGCCCATGTAGGCGTTGTCTTCCGCTAGTTGCTCAGCATGGCGGAGGAAGTAGTGCTTGCCATAGGCTACAAGGTCAGCGCCTTGTGGTACAATCTCCTCGTGGCCAACACGTGATACCATGTACCCTGTCTCGGGGTTTGAGTCGCCATTGTTGATGTTGTAAGAGAATCCGATGTGGTTGGTCTCTGCGTTCCGCAAGTGTGCCAACAATGTTTGTGGTGTATTCATGTTCGTTGTTATTAAAGTGTTCACAATATTAAAGTTTAGTTTTGTATCTACCAAATTTATTTTAGGAGAACTTATACTTAAGGCAAGACAAAGCCATGTGCAAAGACTTTACTGCATGTACTTGAAGGCGAAGTTCGTGTAGGTCTTTCTCGTCAGCCTCGTCATCCTCGATTAAGTTCCACCATCCCTCGATGTCGTATGACATTGCGTCGTAATACTCGTCAGTAATTTTGAGGATGTAATTTTTTGCGTCGGAATACTCGGTGAGTAGTTTGGTCATTTCGTTTTGCATGTCGTTGTTGTTTTGGTTAAGAGGGCTGGATGGCCAGCCCTTTCGTCCACCTAGGACTCATCAGTTAACCTCTTGACTCTCTCCAAAGTTGAGCACGATAGTCAATCTCCTCGGGTGATATGTCCATGTAGCATTGCTGAGTTTTGTTCGGGTTCTCAACGTACACTTGGATTGTTCCGTTTCCTCGGTCATGCAAGAACGAAAACTCGTTCTCTTGAAACCACATCCATGCCATGTCGTAGTTGGTTCTGCTTGGCACATGGCTCATCACTTGGTGTAGGTCAGTATCTTGGAAGTACATCTCTCCGCCGTTGGGGAAGTACAAGGTCTGCCTTGTGCCGTCGATGGTCTCGACGATGTGGGCGAGGGTCTCGTTGTGTTCTACCACAGCGTACATGCTGTCGTCTTCGCTTGATACGATGTAAACGGGATTCACTTGGGGTAATTTGATAAGGTGCTTCATGTCTATGTGTGTGTTGGTTAAGATGGGCTGGATGGCCAGCCCATTTCGTCTACTGAAGACTCGTCAGTTAACCTTACTTTGATACGATTTGGTGCTCCGATACGTACATGAAGTTGTCCCTCTCGCAGTTGATGGTCACCCGTTCGTATAACCGACCTCCGTCCGATGAATCTCGCAATGCCTTGACTAGGTTCGCATATGTGAATTTCACGTCCGTGAACTTGTAGCCTTGCATGTTTGACCTATCGTCGGGTCTGCTTACCATCGTGATGGTCTCTGCGTTGTACCCGTGCTCAACGATGCCGTTGTACAAGGCTTTGATGTTGGTGAATGCTTGGGTCATTAACCCGTCTTCGCTTTTGTTTACTGAGTAGATTTTCATGTTCTTTTGTTTTGGTTAAGACGGGGCGTGAGCCCCGTTTCGTCTAGTTAAGACTCGTCAGTTAACCTTCGGTGATTGCCTCTTTGATTTGTACAAGTTGCTCGTGTATCTGCTGTGCTGTACCCTTGATGCCGAAGTATTTCTTTACGTCGGTTATCTTCCAATGGCGATGTGGTTTCATGCCTACCTTGGCGTACATGGAGCAGTCACGGATTGATAGAACCAAGTTCCAATAACCCTTGGCAACCATGTTGCCGTTGATGTTGATTGCCTTGCTCTCGTCCATTAAGTCTTGGAAGAATTGGCTGTCTGCGTTGATTGAGATTGTGTTCATATCTGTGTTTGTTTTAAGACAATTCAAAAGTAACTCTTTATGTTGACAATTCTATGCATGTCAACATTTATTTTCGTATATTTTAATCTTATGACATTTCCATGACAATTCGCATAACTGCGTGAAATGGCGAGAGATAGGGAAGTTGCGTTTCAAATGCGATGTGCATGCGAGAGCCAACGGAAACTCTGCGCGTTCCCAACGTTTCCGCGGGTTGACGGGCTGTTGGGCGCGTATCGGGGCGGTCACATCGACGACGTCGACGCGAGGCCGAAAAGCCCAAAAATTCGGGACGGGCCGACAGAACCCGAGGGGGGTGGGGCAAAAAAGATCACTTTCCGATCGGGGGCCGGACGCGCAATATGGGGGGGTTACCCAGAATCTCTAAACATCTAGTACTCCCCGGTATTATACCTACAGGTATAAATCACATGGTCGATTATAAGCCTATAGGTTTATAATTGGCACTTATAAGTCTGGCGACTTATACTTACTTTTGCTACATGGGTATCGAGATCTCCTTATTATTTCCCTCCGCCTTTCTATTCGGCGTCGAGTACTTTCAGTCTAACTATCCTGGCGAGCACCAGGAACTGGACATCAACTTAGGTTTGTTCCGTGTAACATTCATTTGGTAGTCGTTCACTCTGTGAATGACAAACTTGTAGTATCTTCGCAACATGAAGAAACCACTTAACAATCCGATGCCTCCACAGACAACTGGCATCGCCAAAATGGCGGAGCAAAAGTCTATGATGAAGCAGGCAAAGAAGACCATGATGATGGCGGAAGCCATGTCAATGGCAAAGAAAATGACAGACATGCCCCTCACCATGAAGGTGAAAGGTAGCTGTAAGTAACACCACCTGGTCCCAACAGAAGGCTCCGACATCGGGGCCTTTTCTGTTTTATGTACCAAATGTCAGCGGAGCTCTTACACACCTGCTATATAACCAATCCAAAAAGTGGCTTGATTATGTGTCGGTTTTTGTGGATAAGTGTCGGTTTTGCGTGGACAGGTGTCGATTCTACTTAAAGTGACACTGGAGGCGACATGGTCTAACTCATTGATTTCTAATATATTATTCTATTTGTGTCGTTTTTTTCTCCTTGATTAAGGATTTAAAAAAAAATATAAATATAGTATTTATATATAGTAGTAGTAGGGAACCCAATTTTCGACACAACGGTATAAGAGCTCACTCGTGAGGTCTTGTATGCTTTCGTGTCCATGGCTTATCTTTGTACTATGGAAATTACAAGAGAGACAGTAATGGCTGCTTGTGCCAAGCTTGGTTACAAGTACTTTGAGAATGGAGAGTACAACATGAATGTGATTGGTGTTCGGAACTCCAGTCCCGGCAAGAAGGTAACGAACGTCTTTGACGACTGGATGACATTGTCGTACAAGAATGACAAGGGCGTGTGGTGTTTCCACAAGTGGGCGTGTACCACTGATCCGGGGACGAAGGCTGTGAAGCAGTTCCACAATGCGGGTGGCGTTGCACGCGTTGTACCGGGGCAGTACCCAGGGTCACACTTTGTTGGTTTACATCAGGGAAAGTACAAGGCATTGAAGCAATGCGGGCCGGTGAAGGTATACAGGGATGCGAACAAGGACATGGTCTTCGATGAGACCAAGGTTGACACCGGAATCTTTGGCATCAACATCCACCACGCGGGCGCCGACTCGGCGGTGGTAGAGAACTGGTCTGAGGGCTGTCAGGTATTTAAGCGGATCAAGGACTTCGATGAGTTTATGAAGGTAGTGCAGCTCGACAAGGGTACTAAGTGGACCTACACGCTGATCGAGAGTAGGGATTTATAATTATCTTTGTAGCATTATGATGAAACCAAAGAAGCCCATGATGGGACCAGCTACCAAGAAGGAGGCCAAGAAGGCAGCCCCAAAGGTTCCCATGACACCAGCGAAGACCGCTGAGATGAAAAAGGCAAAGCGCAAAGATACTATGGCAAAAGTTGGAGGCGCTATTGGTGCTGCTACTGGCGTTGTCATTTCTGAGGTTAGAGCAAGACAAAAACAAAGGGGATCGGATAGATATATGAATTCAAATGATCCAAGATTAGGAACTGGACAAGGACCAACAAACAAAGAACTGCGTCAAATGGGTCGTGGTAAAAAGAAAACAAAATAATGGCAACTAAAAAGAACCCTACACCAACGGTAAAGCCGACAGTCAAGGCGGCAACTAAGCCATTTATGGCTCCTGGTTTTAACCCACCAAAGAAAGATGACACTAGAGGTCCTGCTATGCCTGCTATTAATACAGGTACAGTAAAGAAGAAGAAGTCAAACGTGTCTAGCGGAAAGGGCATCGACTTGATGAGAGACAAGATGCGTGCAAACGTACAGAAGACAAAGATGAAAGTACGTTCTTCTACAGTGTCTCGTGGTTCTGGTAACTGCGGCGTTGGCAATAACTTTTGTAAGTCAAAAAGTAAATTCTAAAAGAAATGAAAAATAAAAAATTCCCAGACATGAGCGGTGACGGAAAGGTTACCAAGAAGGACGTGTTGATGGCCAAGGGCGTAATCGGCAAAAAGGCAACAAAGGCACAGCCATCGAAGCTCAAAAAGTCAGACATGGCGACTCCAGTGAAGGAGTACCAGACATACACTACCAGAAGCCAGTACGGCAGTGGCAAGATGACCAAGAGAAAATAATTTTCACGACAATGTGACAGAAAAGGGCTTAACGGCCCTTTTTTTGTTTATATTTGCACTAATAAAATCAAATATGAATATTGTAAAAAATGTAGAATTTGGGGCTGACGCCCGTGCAAAGCTGGTGTCTGGCATTGACATCATCGCCGATGCCGTAAAATCCACCCTCGGAGCCCGTGGCCAGACCGTATTGATCGAGTCTGACCAGTTCACACACGGAATTCACGTAACAAAAGACGGTGTTAGCGTCGCAAGGTCCATCGTATTGGACGATCCAACGCAGAATTTGGCCGTGCAGATGGTCCGTGAGGCTTCTGAGAGGACTGCAACAGCTGCCGGTGACGGGACAACTACGTCTGTGGTGCTTACGCAGGCCCTGATCCATGGCTACCAGCAGTTCATCAAGCCAGAGGACAACCCAACAAAGGTTCTCAGAGAGGTGAAAGACCTCGCAATTGCTGTTGGACAGGCTCTGGACGCGATGGCGATACCGGTAACCGACGAATCATTGGCGTCTGTGGCTACCATTTCGGCCAATAATGACCCAGAGCTGGGGCAGATCATCGCTGACGCGTATACCATGGTGTCAAAAGACGGCGTTGTAACGGTTGAGGCGTCGAACAACGCTACGACTTACTCAGAGGTGGTGTCTGGAATGAAGCTAAACAGGGGCTACATGTCGAAGTACTTCATCACGGACCAGAAAAAGAACGAAGCGATCCTCGAGGACTGCTACATACTGGTCTCTGACCAGGAGATATCGTCTTTGAACAACATCGAGCACCTATTGGCTCCGATCGTGCAGCAAGGAAAAAGCATACTGATCATCGCGGAGCTGGCGGAGAACGCATTGAACAGCCTAAACTTGAACAAGATGAAGGGAGTGATCAAGGTCTGCGCCATCGTTCCACCAAGCTTCGGTGCCAACCGCTCCGAGATCATGGAGGACATCGCGGCCGCAACCGGCGCCAAGTACATCTCTGACGAGACGGGCGACAACCTGTTCACCATTTCGTTCGCTGACCTAGGCCACGCCAACAAGGTGGTGGTTGCTAAGGACAGCACTGTTATCATGACGGACGACGAGTCTCAGGCTGGAGTTGCGACACGCGTCGATTCCATCCGCACAAAACTGGAGGAAGCGACCAACGAGTACGTGAAAAAGCACCTAGAGGAGCGTTTGGCGAACCTTGCAGGTGGTGTTGGTGTTATCTACGTCGGCGCACAGAGCGACGTGGAGATGAAAGAGAAGAAGGACAGGGTCGAGGACGCGGTGTACGCGACCAAGGCCGCCATGGAGGGAGGCATCCTGCCCGGTGGTGGTGTGGCGCTTCTGAACATCGCAGGTGAGATGTGTGGCTGCTCGACAGCAAAGAACATCCTCAAGCATGCCATGCAGCAGCCGTTCAATACCATCTTGGCAAACGGAGGATACGACGCGAACGAGATCAAGGGCGACATCGCCTTGGGATATCAAGGACAGTTCGGCTACGGATACGACGTGAAAGAGGCCCGTGTAGGCAATATGATCGAGATGGGCATCATAGACCCTCTAAAAGTCACCAAGAGTGCCTTAGAGAACGCCGTAAGCGTCGCCACGACGATCATGAGCACCAACTGTATCATCACTAACGCAAGAGCCAAATGAGAGCCATAGGAAAATACATAGTAATCGAGCCAATCAAAGAGGAGACGAAAGCCTCCTCTGGGCTCATCATGACATCAACAGACGAGAACGACCTGCGGTACGGGAAGGCGGAGTGTATCCACGTGGGCCAAGACGTTATACCTGACATAAACGGTGGTACAATCGTATACTACGATCGTAGAGCCGGTCATGGCGTTAGAATTCAGAATCGTCCGTATCATATAATCCAGGAGCGGGACGTCGTTCTCGTTCTCGATTGATTGCCTTCATAAAATTAGAAAACACTTTGTCTTGGAAGTCTTCCCGCTTAAACAGCGGGTTCACTTCCGGGTCAGTGGAGATGTAGACATCGTCTCGTAGCATCTCAAAGAACTCCTCAACGATCTTGTCAGTCTTGCGGGTCGAGGCGTAGATAACGCCCAGTTTCTTGGACGACTCCTTTGCGATCTTCATAAAACCACGCCGCTGCATCTCGTGGAACGCCTTGGCCTCCCACTTGAACATGCACTTGTAGTTAAAGTACTGGCGTAGCGGGAATAGCCGCTTGTGGTAGATGAAAAGCAGCACGCTCATCTGTGCCGCTGTAATTTCGTACTTACGTTGTACATACTTCGATATGATCGGCATGTACGCTAGCTTCTGTGCTAGTTCTTTGTTGTCCATTTAGTTTGATTTTATTGCTGTAGTTATACCTCTGGTATAATAACTGTAACAAATTTAAACTAATTTTGTTAAATGGAGAAGCAAAAGGGCTTGGGAGACACCGTAGCCGTTATCACAAAGGCGACTGGAATAGAGGCATTGGTGAAAAGTTTGTTCGGAGAAAACTGCGGATGCGATGCCAGACAGGAGGCTTTGAACAAGCTGGTGCCTTACAAGAAGAAAAAAGATTAGTATTATATTTGTAGTATTATGTATCAGATACTACAAGCAGGTCGTGCAGCAGCGGTTACACCGTCTGATTCTGCAAATATTCCGCCAATTACTGGAGGCACAAGCAACAATGGTTGTTTGTTGTACATCGGAGGCGCTGGAAACGTGAAAGTTACCACTGTTGGTGGCGACGAAGTTACCTTTTCCGCTGTCCCTGTTGGAACATTTATGAGCATCCAAGTCGTTAAGGTTTGGGCCACTGGAACTTCTGCAACAAACATCGTAGCTCTCTGGTAATGATCCACCAAACAGACTCAGCGGCTAATACCCTCACAACAATAACGGGAGTAGCCGCAGTTGCGTCATTCGCTACAGCGTGGCAACCTATTATTTCTATGATTGTTGGTGTTATTGGTTGCATCTCTGGAATTCTTGCATGCATTTACTACGTAAAAGGAATTATTAAAAAATGAAACTACCCGTTAGCTTTTCTGAATTTCAAAAGAACCCAGTAGCAGCCGTTGCGTTCTGCATGCTGCTTGTTGTTGGTTACTTGTACGTGGACCTTCGCTCAGGATACACCGAGCAGATCGAGAAGGCCAACAAAAAGATCGACGCCATGGAGATCAAAATCGATAAGATGGCATATGCCCTCAAGAGAAGCGATTCTGCCCTCTCTGCTGCAATAACTGAGCTTAGGATTATAAATACCGTTAAAAAGCTATGAGGACTTTCATCATTGCCTTTTGTTTTTTCTTATTGGCTGTAGAACTTGCATTTCCCGTAGGGGCAGTTACCACTCCTCCAATAGACGAGATTGAGATGATGATGGCAAAGATTCAAAGAAATTTGAGTTTGGCCTCACAGGTAACCAAAGTTGCTCAAACCAAAAGTGCAGCACTTGTTGCACAAAAGCAAGAAGAGAAAGCCGAACTGAAAGAAGCTGTTGTTGTTGCTGAGGCAAAGGTTGAAGAAGTCAAGCACGTAGTGGAAGAAATGGAGCACAAGGTTGAATTTTACGCTGTTAAAATGATTGGCAGTGGCGTTGACACCTCTTATCAAGAAGTTAGTTTCGGAGGCCCGATATACGAGGCTTACTTGAACTACGTTGAAGAGGGCGGAAAAGAAGATTTTGAATATTTCAGATTATACATATGGCAGCAAAAGTAAAATCAGAGGCTGCCAAGTGGAAGCCAAAGGCATCGATTAAGCGCCCCGGCGTTGTGTCTAAGAAGAAGAGCTCTTCAATGAAGACATCGAAGAACTACGTCAAGAAATATAAGGGACAGGGACGATGAAAAACGGACTGTACGCAAACATCAACGCAAAGAAGAAGCGTATCGAAGCCGGAAGCGGTGAGAAGATGCGTAAGCCGGGGACCAAGGGTGCACCGACAGCGAAAGCATTCAAGCAGTCAGCAAAGACAGCCAAAAAGAAATGATGGAGGGCTTCTTGTTTGGGACGTTGTTCGTTACCTTTACAATAGGCATTTCGTATATTATAGGAGAGTACTTAGATGGCAAAGATTACAGGAAAAAACACTAGACCGGGTAGCAACAAGGCTACCGGAAGAGACTACTCCAAGGAGAAGTCGTATCAGTCTACCCCATCACGCAACAAGTATCGCGCTGAGCTGAACGCCGAAGCTCGTGAGCGAGGCATCTACGGAAAGCGTAAGTCTATGGACCTCAGCCACACCAAGGACGGCAAGATGGTTCTAGAGCACAAGTCGAAGAACAGAGCGAGACAGGGTAGCAACGGAAAGTCAACAAAGAAGTAAACTAACGCAATAGTTGGTTATCTTTGTATAAATGTTTAGGCCGCCAACCAAATACTCCGAATACTTAGTTGATGTAAGGAAATCAATAGACTACATACTGAAGCGTGTCAACGCAAAGTACGTGTCTAAGATCATTGCGGGCGAAAACATTACCATCAGTCCAGCATCTGGAGAGGGTGACGTTACAATATCACTGATCGGACCGGTTCCTGCGTCTAGTTCTACGACCCTTATTACCGAAGTTTACAATCAGACCGGCGCCACGCTTACGCGTGGGACAATCGTTTATATCAACGGGGCACATGGAAACCTTCCTAGAGTCACAAAGGCCATTGCTACTGGAGATGCAACTTCTGCACAGACGTTTGGGTTTGTTAGAGACAGTATCTCAAACAATAGCAACGGATTTGTCGTTGTAATTGGGAAGCTGTCAGGTCTTGACACACAGTCTATACCGGAGGGCACGCAGCTGTACTTGAGCGCTACAGTTGCCGGTACATACACCACAGCAAAGCAGCTTGCACCAAATCACTTGGTGTACGTTGGGGTTGTGGTAAGGTCGCATCCAACTCAGGGCGTGATCGAGGTGAACATACAGAACGGGTATGAGCTTTACGAGCTGCATGATGTAAGCATCAACTCTCCGCAGGACAACCAGGTCCTAGCGTATGACTCTGGAACAGGGCTGTGGGTCAACCAAGCACAGACTCCAGAGACCTTTATATTCACGCAAGGATCTCCGTCTAATACATGGAACATAACACACACGCTTAACAAATTCCCGTCTGTAAGCGTAGTAGACTCAGCAAACAACGAAGTAGAGGGAGACGTTCATTTCGTCGACCAAAACAACATAACTATAACATTTTCATCATCTTTTTCAGGAAAAGCTTATCTAAACTAACATGGCAAGAAAATTTTTAGTCTCCTTAGACTTAAACCAGAACGAACTTTTAAACGCTAGGATACAGAACTTAGCGACGGCACCTTCTTCTCCAGTAGAGGGCCAAATTTACTACGACAGCAGTGTTGGCGATAAGTCTATCTACTTCTGGGACGGAACTGCATGGATCGACGTTGGTGGTGACCTTAGGTCGGTTACGGCTGGATCCGGTATCTCGATCACTGGAACCAGGGACTTGACCATCAACACGGTATATGATGACTCGTCTATTGGTGTGAACGGATTTAACCAACTATATATCAAGGCTAGTGGTGTTACCAACGCGATGTTGGTCAACTCAGCACTGACAGTTACTGCTGGGTCGGGTCTTACCGGAGGCGGGTCAATTTCGCTTGGATCGTCTGCAACGCTTAACATCGGAGCTGGTACAGGTATTACAGTCAACGCTGACGATGTAGCCTTGGACACCACGTCTACTCGTAACACAGACCACTCTGCGGTAGTACTTACAGCAGGGGCAGGTTTGACAGGCGGAGGAGACATCACAGCGTCTCGCACGTTTACTGTTGGAGCGGGTACAGGTATCACGGTTAACGCTGACGACGTAGCACTTGCTGGAGCAGGCTCTTTGTCTGCAAACACTTTGACCAAATGGAACGGGTCTCAGCTTGTAAATAGCACAATTACGGACGACGGAACAACCGTAACCATCGGTGGTAACTTGACTGTAAATGGAACTGTTACATACATCAACTCTACCACGCTAGAGATTGGTGACAACATCATTATATTAAACAAGAACGAGACTGGAGCTCCATCGCTGAACGCAGGTATTGAGATCGAGCGTGGAACTAGTCCTAACGTTTCTTTCTTGTGGATCGAGAGCGGAGACTACTGGTCAACTGTGGATCAGCCTTTCCACATCGGATCAATCGCCGATGCTGGAGCGGGGTACTCTGGCAACAAGTACTTGGTTGGTGATAGTGGAATTGTTAAATACTTAACATCTGCTGACCTAGCCGCCGACATCATCACCGGAATCACAATCACTGGCTCTAACGGTGTCGCTGTTACGGGCTCTGGAACAACCAGTATTGGAATCGCAGGCACAAATGCCACTACAAGTGCAGTCGGAGTAGTTGAGTTGGCTACAACAGCCGAGGTGAACGCCCTTTCTAGCTCTACGGTAGTTGTTACTCCATCTGGCCTTGCTGGACTTCGTTACGCAACAACAGGTCCTGCATCTTTAGCTAATAGCATGATCGTTACTCACAACCTTGGCACGCTAGACGTGATGGTGCAGGTATACGAGATATCGACTGGAGACAACATCGAGTGCGACATGATTCGCACTACTACAAACGTAGTAACACTAGGGTTCTCACTTCCACAACCAATTAACACACTAAGAGTACTTGTAATCAAAATCGCATAATATAATTCAATGAGAAAATTCATAACAGACATACTCGCCAAGACAAACCTTGGCGTGGAACAGAATGCCTATGTATTGGGTACAGTAGGGATTGGAACGGCTAGTCCAAGTTACAAACTTCATGTAGAAGGAACTATATATTCTCCTACATATACTAGCGGAGGCATAACAATAAACTCAGGAGATTTTCTATTTTCTGCTGAAGGTGGTGGAGATGGATTTCAAATGGATTACTACAATGGTCAGATGTATTTAGGCAATAATGCTGGTACATCTTGGCACATGGTAATGCAAGACAATGGCAATATAGGTATCGGTACTACAAGTCCAACTGACAAACTTCAAGTTGTAGCATCTACATATAATGGCATAACAATTACAACGCCAGATGTAGCAACATTTAAAATGAGGTCAACAAGCGGTACTACCAGTTGGGGATTTGCAACAACAAACTTAGCAGCAAATGATTTTGGTATTTATCAAAGTAATTCTGGTGGTGGTGATCCAATTAATGCAGGTACAGCAAGACTTTATTTTAATGGCAGTGGTAACGTAGGTATCGGTACTACTGCTCCAATTTCAAAACTTCAGGTTAATGGACAATTTAGACAGTTATATTCTCGTGCATTTATATCTAATCCATTAGATAGTGATGGATATGCTGGTCATATAATTGTAAACAGTAATAATGCAAATGGAGACCTTGCTGGTATTGGCCTTTATACAAACTCTTCGTATAACGCAGCTGCGGGATTGTTTGCATTACAAGAGAGTTCTACTGCTGCATCAATGGTGTTCTATGCTGGTAGTAATCTTGCCACCGAGCGTATGCGTATCACCTCTAGCGGCAACGTAGGTATTGGTACTACTAGTCCTGTTGGTAAGTTAAGTATACTTGTAGATGGAGCTAGTACTTGGTCTCAATATATTCAAACTCCATTAACTGGTAATAAAAGGAATTCAATAGGTTTCCACGACTATACGGGGTCCAATATAGCAGCAATTTTAACCGATGTTAATGCTAACAATACAGCAGATTTTGGCATTTCTGTTCCAAATGGATCTCCAAGACTTGTAATTACATCTAGTGGGAACGTAGGCATTGGAACTACTAGCCCATATGGTAGATTAGAGCTGAATGGAAGCGGTCAAACTTGGCCAACTGCCCCTGCTATTAGAATGTGGGATTCATTCAATTCTAAGGGGTGGCTTGTTGGGAGTGCAAATAATTATACTGCTGGTGATTTTTATATAAGAACACTACCCTCTGTTAGTGGGGATCCTGGTGCTGGGCAACAGGAATTTACAATAAAACACGCCTCAGGTAACGTAGGTATTGGTACTACTAGTCCTGGATTTAAGTTAGATGTAAGCGGAGTAGCTGGTGACTGGGCTGGAAGATTTTCATCCAATGCTAGCGCCTCGGCATATTTTGCTCATGGTGGGGGGTATGGCGCATACATAGATGCTGGAACCAATGCTACTTCAGCGACCTATTTAATGAGTTTAGTTTCTAACGGATCTACACGTATGTATGTTCGTGGGGATGGGGCGGTAGGTATTGGAACCGGATCTCCTAGTTTAGAATCAGCAGGTATAGGATTAGATATTCTGAACAGTTCTTATACACAGCTTAGAGTACGCTCTAGTTCAAGTTCTGCAGGTATAGAGATGACGCCTGGCGCTGGAAAACGTTGGGAAATACAAGCCAACACTTCTAGTAATTGGTTTGTTTATGACAGAACTGATCAACTATATCGTTTCTTAATTGACTACTCTGGAAATGTTGTAATAAATGATACTAGTGCATATGCAAAACTTGATGTACGTGGGCAAAATGTATTGCTATATCGCCCATCGGTAAATGCAAGTGCAATATACTCAGCAGCAAACAATACATATTCTTGGCAATTCGGAATAAACGATGGGGCTGATTTTGTAATAACTGGTGGGGGGTTCGCTGGACTTGGAACAGAGACATTCCGAATAGCCTCTGCAGGAGCAGCTACATTTTCATATAGCGTAACAGCAAGTAGTAATATAACTTCATTAACCAATTTAGGTTTTGTAAATACCAATGCTTCACAGGCAGGTTTTGTTGCAGATTATACAGGTACAGGAGCAGTTAAAGTATCAATGAGTACTTATAACAACATCTTCCAAGTATACAATGAAACAAGCGGATATTCAATATTTAACTTTACACCTTCTACAAAAGCATTTGTTATTAACCCAACAGGCGGGAACGTAGGTATTGGTACTACTAGTCCACTAAGTCCACTGCACCAAGTTGGGGGTGGAGGAAATTATACAGGAGAAGCAAGGTTTGGAGGATCAAGCACTGCATTTGGTATAGAATTGAAATACACACAAGCAGGATCCACTTTAGGTTCGATATATACTTCTCCTACCTATAGCAGCGCAGATATACTTTTTAAGTTGGGAGCTGGATTAGGTAATGAAAATCAATTAGTATTAAAAGGGAATGGCAACGTAGGTATAGGTACTACTAGTCCAGCAGATACATTGTCATACGGAAAGGCTTTAGATATTCAATCATCAACTGGTGCTGCTATATACCTTAGAGATTCAGATGCCACGTCTGTTTATGGACTTTTTGCTTATGATGGTGGAGGAATCAATCGTACAAACATAGGTGGGATTGGAGCAAATAACTATGTTAGAATTATATCGGCAGGTAATGAAGCAATCCGTATTGACGCATCTAGTAACGTAGGTATAGGTACTACTAGTCCTACTGAAAAACTTGCAGTCGCAGGTAGGATTACATTATCTGGGTCTGAGTTTTCATTTAGTGGTGATGAAGATAAAAATATCACTGTATTTAGTAATAGGTTATTAAACCTTCGTACTAATGACATAACCAGGCTTACAATTACAGGATCAGGTAACGTAGGTATAGGTACTAGTAGTCCATCTGCCAAATTACAAGTTGAGGGAGATGGAATAGTAATCAACACGGAAAATGTTGCCGCAGCTAAATTTCTTTACTTTAGATATTCAAATGGTGCAGATGTACGTTCAGATAGTTTCTTAACGTTTAGCACTAGTGGGTCTCCAACAGAACGTATGCGTATTACCTCAGCTGGTAACGTAGGGATTGGTACTACTGACCCACAAAAGCCATTAGAGGTAATTACATCGGCTAGCAATTTTGCATCTGTCGGTGTTAATGCTTTAGCTATTGGGGAATGGACTGGTATTCATTTTGGGTATCGAGAGTCAAATTCACTTTACAGAAAATCAGCCATTGTTTTTCAAAGAACTGGTAGTGCGGCAGAAGGAAGCATCCATTTTCTTAATAATAACGATGCTGACAATTCAAGTGCTACATTGGCAAACTCAAGGATGGTTATTACCTCTGCAGGAAACGTAGGTATAGGTACTAGTAGTCCTTCTAGTATATTACAGCTAGGTAGTGGTTCTTATACTACAACTAACTCTTCATACAATTCATTTAATTCTGGTGGGTTTGGAGTATTGTTTAGAAACGATTATGATGCCTATATAACATTTAATACCGTTTACGGAGCATCAGGATGGGTTAATAAATACAGTGCCTATAAATCAGCGGTATTAAATTTTAATGATGGCGCATTAGATATTAGTACAGGGACAGGAATAACCGCAGGAAGTGCCTCTAACTTAACTAGTAGGTTAACAATGACAAATGGCGGCAACGTAGGTATAGGGACTACTAGTCCAGTAACTGGATTGGACGTTAGAACATCCCCGTATAGTAATACAACAGCACGATTTGGTACAGCAAGGCCAGTTTATATAATAAACGATGATCCAATTATCGGATTCAATCAGTATTATAACAGTGGCTGGAAAGCAGGAACAACAGGGTATTCTGGAAATGTAGGATTGAGTAGTGCTGGTGAAATGTATTTTAACGTATCGACATCATCTGTAGTAACCGACAACATTGTTACTCAAAGAGAGGTGATGCGAATACTGAATAATGGCAACGTAGGTATTGGTACTACTAGTCCGGGGGCTATGTTAGATATATACCATGCAACAAATGGATATGCATCTGTAGGCTTACAAGGATATTCAACTGCAGCTAAATGGTTTTTAACATCTGGTATATCGGGTGATACAATTCAAGACTTCTCAATTAGCCACAACAATAATGGTACAAGTCCTGTATTTAGGCTATCAAATTCAACAGGCGCAGCTACATTTAGTAACCTTGCAGGTACAGGAACAAGAATGGTTGTTGCTGATGCAAATGGATTATTGTCTACCCAAGCAATTGGTAGTGGTGCAATCACAGGTTCAGGTACTACCAACTACCTACCTAAATTCACAGGTACAAGTACAATAGGTAATAGTCAGTTGTTTGATAATGGTTCTAATGTTGGAGTTGGTACTGATGCTCCTTCGGCTTTATTAACTGTTTCTTCTGTTGGTTTTGATGACACATATTTTAGAGTTGAACAAAGAAGAGGTGGTTATGCTTCCGCAATAAATTTAGTAGGTGCAACTGATGCAGGTGCTATATATAATAGAATTTCATCACAAACAAATGGTGGAACTACTCATTGGCAAATTGGTGGTGGTGCTGTTGCTAACACAATGGCTTTTTATACAGGTGGAAATTTAAGAGCAACTTTAAACGCTTCAGGCAATTTAGGTTTAGGAGTAACACCAAGTGCGTGGTTCTCTACTTGGAGAGCAATAGAAATAGGTGGTGCAGATAGTAATGTTGCAGGTAATGGAACAGGTCCTTTTAGATTATTAAGAAACGCTTATATTGATGCCGGTGGAACTTGGATATATAAGAACACAGGCGAAGCATCATTCTATCAACAATCAACGGGTAATCATATTTGGTATTCTGCACCAAGTGGGACAGCAGGAAACTCTATTTCATTTACTCCTTTAATGACGTTAAACGCTTCAGGTAACGTATCCATTGGTAATACTAATGATACTTATAAACTTGATGTGAGTGGAACGGTGAGAGTTAACGGAAGTAACCCTGCATATAGAACAGATAATACAACAAGCTATACATCTTTAGTAAGCTATTTAAGTGGAACAAGAAGTTGGCAATTAGATAACGTAAGCAATGACTTTTGGCTATATATGGCAGGAAGTTTAAACACTTATGTATTGAAGATTGCAGCCTCAACAGGTGCAGCTACGTTTAGTTCATCGGTTACGGCAACGAATATGGTATTAAATAATACTACAAATGATGCAGCCGATACTTTGAGAATTTATCGTGGTACAAGTGGAGGTTATCAATATCAATCTGCTATTATAGATGCGGTAAGTGGAGATACTAATCTTAGAAACATAGCAACAGATAGTGCAAGAGCAATAGTATTTTCGTTCAGTACAAATGGTGCTTCTTCTTACACCGAACGTATGCGCATCACCTCTGCTGGCAACGTAGGTATTGGCACTACTAGTCCTGCAACTAAATTTCATGTTGTTGGTTCTCGCATATTAGTTGAAGACACTAATGCTGGAATTATGTTTAGGACTGGCGGTGTTGACCGATATAGCGTTGCATCTAATGGTGGCGCATTCCAGATTTATGATGAGGTAAATCTTACCAATAGGCTTTACATCACCTCTACTGGCAACGTAGGTATTGGCACTACTAGTCCTAATGCTAAATTAGAAGTAGTTGGAAATATAAATACTAGAGGTTTATACTTCTACGATGGAGGCAACAGTGGAACGTTGCGAATCGACAATAGCTATGGAGGAGGTATAGATTATCACGCTGACCAAAATGGGCATAGATTTTTTACATGGGTTTCTGGAACTGGTTGGGTACAACATTTTACAATTACAGATGCAGGCAACGTGGGTATTGGTACTACTAGTCCTGCTTATAAGCTAGATGTTGCTACAGGTAATGATAATGCTATTAGAATTTTAAATAGCTCCGGTAGTAACAACAATGGTCTTGCTTTATCTGTAGGTAGTGGCACTCCCTGGTTAGATTTTTACGGTGGTAGGTTTGATATTAAATACAACACCTCACCTGGTAGTTGGAATTCTGGAGCTAATACGTTTTTAAGCATTTTATCATCTGGTAACGTAGGTATTGGTACTACTAGTCCTAACTATAAACTTCACGTATCTGGAAATGCATATATAAACGAAACATTATTTGTAAATCAGCTAACAACTATTGAGGATAGTTTGATTGTTTACGACAACTTGGGTGTAGGAACTACGACTCCGTCATCTAAGTTTCACGTAGTAACTGGCACTACTGGAAATATTGCAATATTTCAAGGTGGAGCAGGAAGATATATAGTGACTGGAACTGATGGTAGCGGTCAATACATTGAACAAGTTGGTAATTCATCTGGTGAAAGAATTCTTAGAATACAAAATAGCAATGGTAGCGGTGCGTACACGCAATTATTTTTAGACGGTGGAAATCAACGCATTTATACCTCTACAAATGTAAACGTAGGTATAGGTACTACTAGTCCTGGGGCTAAGTTTCAAGTTAGTGGAGGTGATGGAATAATAAACAACGCATTTATTGGTGAAGTTCCATCATATACATCAGCAAATGCACAATTTTCCCATACATCAAGAGCTGTAGCTGGTGAATATTCTTTTCTATCTGCAAATGATGGAGAAACGTTTATTAATTCAAAGACTGGTTATAACATAAGATTCCGAGTAAATAATAACGACAAGGTAATAATAAATAGTGCAGGCAACGTAGGTATCGGTACTACTAGTCCAAGCGAAATACTTCACGTAAAGAGTCCGGGCAATAATGGTGGAGTGAGATATATTGTATTCCTAGGGCAAAACTCCACTGGGTATCAAAATTCTTTTGTAGCAAGTGTTCAAGATGAATTAACAGATTTAGGGGCTGGTATCGTTGGGACGAATACTGGGTCTAATCTTTCTTTTTCAACCCATCCAAATGGCGGTGCGCTTACTGAGCGTATGCGAATCACTAAAACTGGCAACGTTGGTATTGGTACTACCGGCCCATCCTATAATCTACACGTTGAGGGGAATACATCGGGGATATCAATCTATGCGTCTCATGACATTGCAGCCTTCTCGGACATCACAGTTAAGAAAGAAGTTAAGAGGATTGAGAATGCCATCGAGAAGGTAAAAGAGATGAACGGTTACACATACGTGCGTACAGACGATGAGACAGGTACTAGAAGAGCCGGGGTTATCGCACAGGAAGTACAGAAGGTACTGCCAGAGGTTGTCTCTGCAAACCCAGACGGTACTCTGAACGTAGCGTACTCTAACATGGTAGCTTTATTAATTGAGGGAATGAAAGAACAACAGGCTACAATCGAAAGATTGGAGAATAGAATTAAAATGCTTGAGAAATGAGCACGCCAACATCTGGGGTAATACTCATCGGGGACTTGATAACGGACTTGGACATCACAACTCCAAGTCCTGCCCTGTTCTCGCAGTTCAACGACTACAGGCTGTTTGATGGATACGCTGATGCATATGACTACGTGAACCAAACAACCATCAAAATGAGCGGATTCTACAACCTAGAGGCGAAGGTGGGATACTCTTTCCAAGTTCAGTCATCAGTACCAGCAAGCCTTATAAGTTGCAACTTTCAAGTTATTAGATCGATGGGTATAGGTACTCCAGGACTAAATCCTGCTGTATCTCCTTTTACGGTCAACGGAGTACCACCAAACACAACACAGGGTGGTGGCGGTGTTCCACACTGGGACCAGATAACCCTACAGGTTAACTTTATCGCAACGCCCGGTCCTCCTCCGTTCCCTACAGTAACCGTAGAGTACTCATACAACGGAAGTACGTGGACAGACTTCGGTGGCTCTCCGTATCAAGTAGCGCCCGGTGCAAGTGCATCATCTGGAATAATTGACCACACAGGAAACGGTCAGAACATCTATGTTAGGGTGTATTGATTTTTGTTAAATATTGAGTATATTTGCATTATGGCATTAAAAGTAACAAAATCCATCGGCACGAATCGTGGCATCACAAATGAAGCATACATTCGCATCGCTGATTATCAGATCAGTAAGTCTGGTAGCGCAAACTTCCGTGTTCAACTTTACATGAACGAGGCAGCAGCAAAAGAGAACAGTATGATGATGGGAGCTCAGGCTCAAAACATTGAAATCGGAGAATCTTTGAACGTTTCCTTGATGAAAGAAGTAGAAGAGACCTACACCTACACTCAAACTGTACAAGAAGAAAAAGAGGTTGTAAAGACCTACACCAACGATGCAGGAGAAGAAGTATCTGAGACCGTTAAGGAAATGGTTCCAGTAGAAAAAGAAATGACAGGAACTCGCAAGAGTAATGTTATTGACTTGTCTCCATTGCAGGGTGTTGACATCTTCGCTTACGCTTATGGTAAACTCAAAGAAAAATTAATTTCTTTGTATGGTGCTACCAAAGTAGAGGATTGTTAATACTTTATCATATATTTGCACTACTAATTTTATACATATGTCAATCAAATTAACAGAAGAAGAAGTTGAATCCTTGAAAGGTTTTCAACAGCAAGCAAATGCTATCATTAGCGATTTGGGCAGAATTAGCTTCCAGATGTCAGACTTGGAAAGCTTGAAGTCACAGGTTTTAGAGGCCAAGGTAAAACTTGCTTCAGAACAGGGTGAGTTCTTCAAGGGCTTGGAGTCTAGCTACGGAAAGGGTCAGTTGAACTTGGAGAGTTTCGAGTTTATCCCAGCCGAAGAGCCAACCATGGAAGTGGTAAAGTAAACTCTATCATTCAACACATTAAGAAGGCAGCCCAAGTGGTTGCCTTTTTATTTTGTATATTTGAGGAATGAAATTATTACAGATGTTTAAGGGTGACAAGGGCGAGATTTCGTCTAAGCGTGTAGTGGGTATTGTGGGTGCACTTGTATTGTTTGCAACTATGGCACACAACAGCTTGAGCCCGCAGGACATTGCTCCTAGCAAAGACCTAGTAGCCGCTGTCGAGTTTGTGGTGATCGCATGCCTTGGGTTTACAAGCATCGATAAATTTGCCAATAAAGACAATGCCGAAGGATAAGCCAATACCAAAGACTACAACCGGAAAGGGTGCCAACTACTTGCCTACAAGCAAGGGGGCTGGCATGACCGCTAAGGGAGTGGCCGCATACCGCAAGGCAAACCCAGGATCAAAGCTAAAGACTGCAGTTACTGGCAAAGTAAAGGCTGGAAGTGCTGACGCAAAGCGTCGTAAGTCTTTCTGTGCTCGCAGTGCAGGACAGATGGCAGACTTCCCAAAGGCAGCTGCTGATCCAAATTCACGCCTGAGACAGGCACGTAAACGCTGGAAATGTTAAAGTACGCTGTCGCCATCCTTCTTTTCACATCTTGCAGTGCTAACTGGCACTTAAATCGTGCAATTAAAAAAGACCCCTCACTGCTGAAGGGTGGCGATACCGTATTGGTTCATGACACGGTAATCACCACAAAAGAGAGAGTCCTATACGACAGCTTTGTTACAACCGAGTACGACACCGTTACTATTGAGGACAGCTTCGTGTACACACAGGTCATCCGCAAGGACAACGTGATCAAGGTATACACCAAGTGCAAGTCAGACACCGTTCGCATCACCACGAAGATTCCATTCCAGTTACCACCAAAAGTAGTAAAGGCTGGAATGACAGACGTGCAGACCGCAATTTGGGCAGCACTGATATTGCTTTTATTAATTATTATCATTAGATTTGTAAGTAAATGAATACACTTGAATCAACCGAATTGGAAAGCTTAAAGGACTTAAACTTTAAAGTTAAGACCCTAAAGGAAGAAATTGCTGACATTGAAGTATCTTTGTCAAGACTTAAGACCAAGAAACAGAGCGCACTGTTCGAGATCGAGGTAGCTGCTGAGGAGCTTTCAAAGTTCCAAGCAGAGCTGTTCGAGAAGTACGGTAACGTGACGATCGACCTAAGTACAGGAGAAATAAAAAATGGGTAACATTAACAACTACACAACCGACACAGCCTTGGTAGGAACCGAGAAGCTGTTGATGTCTGACACCCCTGCCGGTGGTGCAACAAAAAATACCACAGTAGACGCAGTTGCCGACTACGCTTGGACCTCAGGAGCCCCACAGGTGACTCAGGCTCAACGATTGGCATTGACCGCTACATTGGGTCAGGTAGTATACCAAACAGACGCTACAGAGGGCTTGTATCAATACAAGTCATCTGGCTGGTCAGCTTTATGATTATACGCAAGATATCAGTTGGTGCAGACTACAAGAACGCCATGAACTACCTTCATGGGCAAGACGTTTTGCGTGGTGAATATTTCATCGACTTGATTATTATGCGTGACAATGGATTCATTGAGATTTGGATCAAGAACGAATCTGGCGTGTTGCTGTGGAAATCGTTCAATAACAACATGCCGATATCGATCGAATACGATATAGACTTTTAAATAAAATGAAATCACCGCTCTGCTTTGTAGTAGAGCCTGTTGGCGACAAGCTTTACGACAACACAAATGAAATTGGGCTCATACTGAGCGCATCGAAGGAGGACCACACAGTAACGAACAGATTCGCTACGGTCATCGCCACTCCAATTTTATACACCGGGGAGATCACCCCTGGTGACATCTTGATGGTGCACCACAACGTGTTTAGAAAGTACTTCGACATCCGTGGCAAGGAGGTCTACGGGCCATCGCACTTCAGAGACAAAACATTTCTAATAGAAGACGACCAGTACTTTTTGTACAAGCACGACGGACAGTGGAAAGCTCCACACCCGTACTGCATGGTCAAGCCTGTAGAGAACTACGACGAGGGTGTAATTATGTCTACGGACCTAGAGAAGCCATTGTTAGGTGTTCTTAGATACGGGAATGAGTATCTTTACTCAAAGGGCCTAAAAGACGGCGACTTGATCAGCTTTCAGCCAGAGAGCGAGTACGAGTTTAAGGTCGACGGAGAGAAACTGTACCGCATGATGAGCAAAAATATCTGTGTAGCGCTATGACAACCGAGAGAGAGTTTAAAGAGAAGATCATCGCTGCCGCAGAGAAAGCCATTGTGGAGCTAATACTGGTGGCTAAAGAACCAATCCTTAATGGTGGCTCAGATACTGACCTGTCTGCCGACAAGTTGAAGAACGCTGCGGCGACAAAGAAGCTTGCCATCATGGACGCGTTTGACATCCTCAAGCGGATCCAAGAGGAGAAGAACATGCTCGACGCACCGGAGGCCAAAAAGACTCCCGACGCTGTCGAGACTAAGAAGGGCTTTGCGGAAAGGTTCTCTAAATGACCAAGCTGTACCAAGTACTCAAAGATGTTGTAAGACCAGAGGTCTTAAACAAGAAGAACAAAGACAAGTCTTGGGAGTACGGGTGGGATCCGACGCATGACTTTGTGGTCATATCAAAGGACGGAACCATCGGGCCAATCTACGAGATCAACGGACTTCGTATCGCACTGCCGATGCCGAAGGACATACAGAACCGTGGCGCCAAGTGGCAGACACAGGAGTATCCCAAAGACCTAGCAAAGATCAAGACCATATTCGACTGGAACAAGTACGACAACGAGTTCAAGACCAAGTGGATTGACTACATCGAGACCGAGTTCGACAGGAGGGACAACGGGTTCTGGTTCATGAACAACAAGCAGAAGACCTACATTACGGGAACTCACTACATGTATTTGCAGTGGACCAAGATTGATGTTGGTCTTCCAGAGTTTCGTGAATCTAACCGCATATTCTTTATTTTCTGGGAGGCGTGCAAGGCAGACACAAGGTGCTTTGGAATGTGTTACCTCAAGAACCGTCGTTCTGGATTTTCGTTTATGAGCTCATCTGAGCTGGTTAATACGGCGACTATCAATAAGAACGCTCGTTTAGGTATCCTGTCAAAGACCGGTAACGATGCCAAGATCATGTTCACGGACAAGGTCGTGCCAATATCGAACAATTACCCGTTCTTCTTCAAGCCGGTGCAGGATGGTATGGACAAGCCAAAGACTGAGCTTGGCTACCGTGTTCCAGCGTCTAAGATTACGCGGAAGAACATGGATAAGAACGAGGAGGAGATCGAGGGACTTGACACGTCTATTGACTGGAAGAATACGGCTGACAACAGCTATGACGGTGAGAAGTTGAAACTGCTGGTTCATGACGAATCAGGGAAGTGGCTTGCACCAAATAACATTGAGAATAACTGGCGTGTAACTAAAACATGTTTGCGTCTTGGTTCGCGGATCATTGGAAAGTGTATGATGGGCTCTACCTCGAACGCACTCGACAAGGGTGGATCTGGGTTCAAGGATATCTACTACGACTCAGACCCAAGGAAGCGAAGCAGTAACGGACAGACCAAGAGCGGCCTGTACTCACTGTTTATTCCCATGGAGTGGAACTTTGAAGGTTTTATCGACGAGCATGGCTGGCCTGTGCTTGAAAAGCCAGAGAATCCAATCAAAAGTATCGACGGGAGCTGGATTATACAGAGCGTTGTTGAGTACTGGGAGAACGAAGTTGCAGCACTGAAGAGCGACGCGGACGCACTAAACGAATTCTATCGTCAGTTTCCACGCACGGAGTCGCACGCGTTCCGTGACGAGAGTAAGTCTTCTCTGTTCAACTTGACCAAGATCTACCAGCAGATCGACTACAACGACACGATGGTGCAGATCCAGTCCATCACACGCGGCTCGTTCCACTGGAAAGATGGTGTAAAGGATTCAGAGGTGGTGTGGACTCCAGACCGAAAGGGGCGCTTCTTGGTGTCATGGATGCCTGAGCATAACAAGCGTAACAAGGTATTAAAGATAAACGGCAGGTTCAAGCCGGGCAATGAGCACATGGGCTGCTTTGGGTGTGACCCATACGACATCTCTGGTGCCGTTGGCGGTGGCGGATCTAACGGATCGCTACACGGGCTGACCAAGTTCCACATGGACGAGGGGCCGGTTAACGAGTTTTTTCTTGAGTACATTGCACGTCCACAGACGGCTGAAATATTCTTTGAGGACGTACTGATGGCCTGCTTCTTCTATGGCATGCCGATCCTTGTGGAGAACAACAAGCCACGACTGCTATATCACTTCAAGAATAGGGGGTATCGTGCATTTGCGATGAACAGACCAGACAAAGCCATTGCCAAGTTGTCAAAAACCGAACTAGAGATTGGTGGAATACCCAACTCATCAGAGGACGTAAAGCAGGCACACGCAGCTGCGATTGAGACGTATATCGAGAAGCATGTTGGCATAGACATGGAGGGAACTTACAGGCCAGTAGACGAGATGGGTACCATGCCGTTCACTAGAACTTTAGAGGACTGGGCACGGTTTGACATCAACAATCGTACAAAGCATGACGCATCTATCAGCTCTGGCCTTGCCATTATGGCAACGCAACGACATTTATATGTACCCGAGGTAAAGAAGTCAAAAATAAGCCTTAAATTTGCACAATACGATAACAAAGGCTTTCACAGCGAGTTAAGAAAATAATGACAGATCCAAAAATAATAATCAATGCAACTACCTTCCCAAGCCAGCTGGCCACGGACGCTGAGAAGGCGTCTAAAGAGTTCGGTCTACAGGTTGGGTTAGCGGTGCAGTCGGAGTGGTTCCGAAAAGACGCAGGCTCGTGCAGGTTCTATAACCAGTGGGTGGAGTTCCACCGTTTGCGCCTGTATGCACGCGGAGAGCAGTCCGTTGAGAAGTACAAAAAGGAGATGTCATTCGATGGAGACCTATCGTATTTAAACCTTTCTTGGACACCGGTACCTATCATGCCTAAGTTCATTGACATTGTTGTTAATGGAATGGCTGATAGAAACTTTTCAGTAAAGGCCGTAGCGCAAGATGCACTAGCGGCAGATCAGCGTAACCAGTTCCAAGACATGATCGAAGGCGACATGGTCGCTAAGGATTTCTTGCTACAGACAAAGGAACAGTTTGGCGTAGACGCGTTCAACACCAATGTAGAGGAGCTTCCATCAAACGATGAGGAGTTGCAGCTTTACATGCAGTTGAAGTATAAGCCAAGCATCGAGATTGCAGAAGAGCAAGCAATCAATACTCTACTTGAACAGAACAACTATGCAGACACTAAAAAACGTATCGATTACGACCTTGCCACTCTGGGTATCGGTGGTGCGAAGCACTCATTTCTACCAGGAGCCGGGGTTAAGGTTGAATATGTCGACCCCGCCAACTTGGTATACAGCTACACCGAGTCACCCTATTTCGACGACGTATTCTATTGGGGAGAAGTAAAACAGGTTCCGATCACCGAGTTGATCAAGATCAAACCAGACATCACAAAGCCAGAACTAGAAGAAGCGTCACAGCTCGGATCTGCTTGGTGGGACTACTATGGCATCATGCGTACATACAGGAACGACTTGTTCGACAAGGACGTTGTAACCCTGTTGTACTTTAACTACAAAACTGACAAGACCTTCGTATACAAGAAGAAGTTCTTGGAGAGCGGTGGAGAGCGTATAATCCGTAAGGACGAGAGCTTCAACCCTCCAGTAGACCAAGAGGAAAGATTCGAGCGTATCGAGAAGCGTATTGACGTTTGGTACGAGGGTATCTTGATCCTTGGCTCAAATAAGTTGATCAAGTGGGAGCTGTCCAAGAACATGGCACGCCCCAAGTCTGCGTCACAGTATGCGTACTCAAACTACGTGATGGTTGCCCCTCGTATGTACAAGGGAGCCATTGAGTCTTTGGGCCGCAGGATGACAGCATTCGCTGACTTGATCCAGATGACTCACCTTAAGTTGCAACAGGTGTTGACCAAGATGGTACCAGATGGTGTGTTTATTGACGCTGATGGACTGAACGAGGTTGACCTTGGCAACGGTGCCGCTTACAATCCAGAGGATGCGTTACGCATGTACTTCCAAACCGGTAGTGTAATCGGACGTAGCTATACACAGGACGGAGAGTTTAACAACGCACGTGTTCCAATCCAGGAGCTGAACCACAGTTCAGCACAGGGCAAAATCTCTAGCCTGATCGCAGCGTACAATCAGTACATGGGAATGCTACGCGACGTTACAGGTCTTAACGAAGCACGCGACGGGTCTATGCCTAGCGCCGATGCTTTGGTGGGCGTACAGAAGCTGGCAGCCGCCAACTCGAACACTGCAACTCGTCACATTCTTGACGGTGGTATCTTCATTACACGCAGGTTGTCTGAGGCGTTGTCTTGCCGTGTGTCTGACATCTTGGAGTACGCTGAGTTCCGCGAGGAGTTCGCTAACCAGATCGGTAAGTACAACATCCAGATCCTAGACAGCATCAAGGACCTTTACTTGCACGACTTTGGTATCTTCATCGAGGTTTCGCCTGACGAAGAGGAGAAGCAACAGCTCGAGGCTAACATCCAGATGGCATTGAGCCGTGACCAGATCGCCCTCGAGGACGCAATCGACATCCGCGAGATAAAGAACTTGAAGGTTGCCAATCAGTTGTTGAAGGTTAAGCGCAAGGACAAGGAGAAGAAGGACATGGAGAAACAGCAGATGATGTCTCAGTTCCAGTCTCAGTCTAACATCGCCGCAACACAGGCAGCAGCCGAGGCCAAGATGGCACAGATCGAAGCAGAGACACAGTCTAAGATCCGCATCAAGGAGGCAGAGTCTATGTTCTCAGTTCAGACAATGCAGCAGGAAGCTCAGATTAAGTTGCAATTAATGCAGCAAGAGTTCCAGATGAACATGCAGTTGAAGGGCGTTGACGCTAGCATGATTAACGACAAAGAAAAAATGAAGGAAGAAGCTAAAGATAAGCGAGTTTCTCTTCAAAATACACAGCAATCAAAATTGATCGAGCAAAGAAAAAACAACTTGCCACCGGTTGATTTCGAGTCGAATGAAGACACCCTTGATGGCTTTGACCTAGCGTCGTTTGAGCCAAAATAGTGTGTCACATTTATTCGTAAATTTGTGATATAAAATCAAATCTTATATGGAAAATGAATTCAAAGTAAAGGAAGTAGCCTTCGAGGAACAGAAGTCTGTTCAAGAAATCGAAGAGCAACTTCTAAAAGAGCATGACGAAAAGCACGGCTTGTCGTCAGAAGAAGTCCCGGCAGAAACCACAGTAGTGGCAGCTGACGGGACAACAGAAAAGATCGAAAGCACTGAGGCGCAAGCCAAGGAGCTAGAAGATACAGACGTTCTTACATATTTAAAAAATCGGTACAACAAAGAAATCAACTCAGTTGACGATTTGTTCGAGGCGAGAAAAGAGGCGGAGGAACTGCCAGAAGACGTGTCTGCGTTCTTGAAATACAAGAAAGAGACCGGACGAGGAATCGAAGATTTTATTCAGTTGAATAAGAACTACGATGACGTTCCTGCAAATCAACTGCTAGCTGAATTCATCAAACAGGATAACCCAGAGTATGACGACGAAGACGTAAAGTACGAAATCGAGACTCGGTACGAATTTGATGAAGACCTTGATGATCCAAAAGACGTTAAGAAAAAGAAGCTAGCAATGAAAAAAGATCTTGCAAAGGCCAAGGACTACTTCAACAAGCTGAAGGAACAGTACAAGGTGCCCGTTGAGTCAAGGGGTGGCTTAGTTTCTGACGAAGAGAAAAGTATGTACGAGGACTTCAAAAGATATGCTCAAGAATCCGAGGAAGTGCAGAAGGCTCAGTTAGAGCGCTCAGAGTTCTTTGCTAAGAAGACAGACGAGCTTTTCAGCGATCAGTTCAAAGGTTTTGAATTTAAGATCGACGACAAGTCTCTCTCGTTTAAACCCGGCAACACAGAACAACTGAAGAAGGCTCAATCTGACGTAAGCAAGTTTATTGGTTCTTTCTTAGACGAGAAAGGATTCATTAAAGACCCAGCTGCATACCACAGAGCTATCGCAGTAGCGATGAACCCAGACAGTTTTGCCAAGCACTTTTATGAGCAAGGCAGAGCTGCAGCAGTAGACAGTGTAGCGAAGGAGTCAAAGAATATCCAGATGGACGTTCGGTCGGCACCACAGCTCACGCCTACAACTGGTTTCAAAGTTGTTGCTTTGGACTCTGACCACGGAAGTGGGCTCAAGATAAAAATGAGTAACAGATAACAAAAAACTAAAAAAACAAAACTATGGCTGGATCAGTTCAAGTGAGTCCCGGGTTTGCTATAACCCCCTCATCCGTTAAGGCAACTTTGCCTTCAAATTACATTACCAACTTCGATTTCTTGAATCAGTATCTTCCTGATACTTACGAGAAGGAATTCGAGCGTTACGGTAATCGCTCTATCGCATCTTTCTTGCGCCAAGTAGGTGCTGAGATGCCTTCTAACTCTGACTTGATTAAGTGGGCAGAGCAAGGTCGTTTGCATACCAAGTATGTAAGCTGTACTTCTGCTGCTGCTGCTGCTTCTGACACCGCTACTTGGACAGTTGCTGACTCAGGCATTACTGCCTGTAACTTCCGCGTAGGTCAGACTGTGTTCTTGTCTCGCAATGCTGGTGGTACCCAAAGCGATAAAGCTATCATCACCGCAGTATCTGGATTGACTTTCACTGTAGCTTACTACGCTGCTGGTGGTCAAACTATTCCTGTATCAACTACTTCTACTGCATTTGTTTACGGTTCTGAGTTTAAAAAGGGCAGCAATGGAATGGCTGGCTCTTTGGAGGCTGAAGATTCAATCTTTGACAACAGCCCTATCATTATCAAGGACAACTACGAAGTATCTGGTTCTGACATGGCTCAGATCGGATGGGTAGAAGTTACTACTGAGAATGGTGCAACTGGCTACTTGTGGTACATCAAGTCTGAGCACGAAACTCGTTTGCGTTTCGAGGACTACTTGGAAATGGCTATGATCGAAGGTGTTCCTGCTGAGACCGCCTCTGGCGCTATCGCAGCTACCGGTGACGTAGGAAACAAGGGTACCGACGGTTTGTTCTACACTATCGAACAGCGTGGAAACGTTTGGGGTGGTGGTAACCCAAGCACTTTGGCCGACTTCGACGCAATCATTCAGCGTTTGGACAAGCAAGGTTCTATCCAAGAAAACATGTTGTTCGTTAACCGTAACTTCGGTTTCGACATCGATGATATGTTGTCTACCCAAAACAGCTACGGCGTTAACGGAACTAGCTACGGTGTGTTCAACAACGACGAGAACATGGCATTGAACTTGGGCTTCAAAGGCTTCAAGCGTGGTTATGACTTCTACAAGACCGACTGGAAATACTTGAACGACGCAACTTTGCGTGGTGGTATCGTTGGTGGTGAAGTTAATGGTGTGTTGGTTCCTGCTGGTTCTACTAGCGTTTACGACATGGTGTTGGGCAAGAACGCTAAGCGTCCTTTCTTGCACGTTCGTTACCGCGCTAGCGAAACTGAAAACCGTCGCTACAAGACTTGGATTACTGGTTCTGCCGGTGGTGCTTCTACTAGCGATTTGGATGCAATGAGAGTTAACTTCTTGTCTGAGCGTGCATTGTGCACATTGGGCGCGAACAACTTCTTCTTGTTCAAGACCGCTTAATCTTAACCAAGATTATCACAGAAGGGTGGGTACAATGTACTCACCCTTTTTGTTTATATTTGTACCGTAAATCAAATCAAATTATGAAACAATCAAATCAGCTAAAGGATCGAGTATTCATCCTTACAAAAGACAAAGCTCCATTGAGCTACACGTTGCCTTCGAGAAACACCAAGCGTTTTTCTTTGTTGCACTTTGACGGAACTGCAAACCGAGCACTTCGTTATTCTAGAAATCAAAAGTCAGTGTTCGAGGATGAACAGGACGACAAGGCGATTTTGGAACCAATCATCTTTGAAGATGGTGTATTAATTGTGTCTTCAAACAATCCAATGCTTAGTAAATTCATGGACTTACACCCATTGAATGGAGACGTATTTAGAGAGCTTAACACAGAGAAAGAGGCTGCTAAGGACATCGAAGAACTCAATATTGAGTTGGACGCACAGATTGCCGCGAGAAACTTGGAGTTAGAAACCATGTTGTCTATCGCTCAATTATTGTATGGTGGCGTTATTGAAACGATGACCACACCAGAAATCAAGAGAGACATCTTGTTGTACGCTAGACAGTATCCAAAAGAGTTCTTAGAGATGGTAGCAGATCCAGACTTGCAAGACACAGCCATGGCGTCAAGAGCTTTGGACGCGGGAATGTTTACATTGCGTAACAACAACAGAGAGATCTGGTTTAACATTCCTGGAAATAAGCGAAAGTTAATGAACTTACAGCCAGGAGATGACGCAGTGTCTGCGTTGACCGTATACTTTGAAAGCGAAGAGGGATTGCCAGTTGCTGAAGTTGTGAAGAATAAATTATCGTAATTATTCGTATATTTGTTGTATGGAGAAATTTTTAAGCATCCCAGTTACTAGCGAACAAAATCAGCTAGTTCAGGCTACAGGAATCATTTTGATTGAACAAGCCTCTACAACCACCGTTACTGTCACTTATGGTGGCGGCAAAGTGGTTACACTTACACATGCCACTGCTGGCGCTGGAGACGAAACAGAGCGTGACGCAATTCAAAACGCCGTAGTTGCTGCTTTGCAGACTTCTTGGACTAATGTTGCGTACACTGTATCAAACCTTCCATACGCAGTTAGTGGAATTGCTGTAGCGTAACCATTAAAACTATTTGAAAGAAGGCCATCTCGCAAGGGGTGGCCTTTTTTTGTTATCTTTGTGATGACATGATAAACACGGTAAGAAATACTGTTATGGCTATCCTTAATAAGGATAACAACGGTTATATTACGCCGGAGGAGTTCAACTTATTTGCCAAGCAAGCACAGCTTGAAATCTTTGAGCAGTACTTTTACGACTATACCAACTGGGTAAATAAAAGAAACGCCAGACTGGCAAATGATGGATACGCTAACATTCAAAAAAATATTGCAGAAACAATTGATGAATTCTCTACGTCATCTACTCTGGTATACGATTCTCCTTCTCAATCGTTTGCCCTTCCTGCTGATTGGTACTACGTTAATGTTGTACTATACGGCACTAAAGAAATTGAATATGTGGCCCAGAACAAGGTGATGAACTTATTGAGTTCAAACATTACTGCACCAACCACAGCCTATCCAGCATATTACCAAAAAGGAGATGATATTAAGGTTTACCCAACATCGATCACGAGTAGCGTCAGTGCGATGTATGTTCGCTACCCTCTTGATCCTAAGTGGACATATACTGTCGTGGCAGGCTCGCCTATATTCAACCAGTCAGCTGTTGACTATCAAGACTTTGAGCTTCCGCAAAGCTCACAAAACGACTTAGTTTTCAAGATATTGTCATACGCCGGCGTGAATATTCGCGAAGCTGAAGTAGTGCAGTTCGCCACAGGATCAGATAACGCAGAACAAACTAAGCAAAGCTAATGGCATACATAACTAACCAAGCATACTATTCTGACCCAAATAACAGCGGAGACTATCAGTACGTGTCTTTGGCCGACATCGTTAACAACTTCATGTTGATGTATGTTGGCGACGACAAGTTGATCGGAACGCTGAACAGATACAATGCACTTTTCCATGCGAAGCGTGCAATCCAAGAGTTGAACTATGACGCGGCTAGGAACATTAAGGTCCTAGAACTTAACGTAGGATCAGACTTAAACTTGGTGTTGCCTCCAGACTACGTGAACTACGCTAGGATCTCTATGGAGGTTGAGGGTGTATTGTACACGCTACACGAGAACAGGAGTGTCAACTATGCACAGGCATACTTGAAGGACTCTAGTGACAGCGTGTTGTACGACCAAGACGGAAACGTAATTACAGGAACTTCTGAGCTTGACATCAAGCGCATACAAGGATACCCATACGACATCTTCTACGGAGAGGGCTGGGCCAATGGCCGTTGGGGATGGAACGTAGATGGGTACTGGTACTTCAACTACAACCTTGGTGGTTTCTTTGGATTGAACGCAGAAGCTGCGAACATAAACCCCACATTCAGAATTGACAAAGCGGCTGGAGTTATGCACTTCAGTTCTGGCATGAGCAATAAATTGGTCGTTATTGAGTACATCTCTGATGGTCTAGAAAATGGCGACGACGATGCTGTGAAGGTAAACAAGCTTGCAGAAGAGTTCATCTACGCTTACATTAAGTGGGCCGTGTTGAACAACAAGGTTGGCGTTCAAGAGTACGTTGTAAGACGTGCGAGAGAAGAGAAGTCGGCGATGCTTAGAAACGCAAAGATTAGATTGTCCAATATCAGTGCAGGACGCATTTTAATGGTATTGAGAAACCAAGATAACTGGATCAAGTAATGGAGTTAAAGAGAAGCCTAGTAGCTGGTATAATGAACAAGGACCTGGACGAGCGCCTGGTCCCAGATGGACAGTACAGAGATGCAATGAACGTTACCATCGGCACGTCCGAGGGGTCAGACGTTGGCGCTCTGTCGAACGAGCTTGGAAATACCAAAGTAAGCGGACTAGCTGCTGCTGCTACTGCGTTTTCTGGGTCGGCATTTTCATTAACCGGAGCAAAGGCTATCGGATCCATTGCGGTTCCTTCTGAGTTTTTGATATTCTGGTTTGTAAAGGCTGCAGGAGGAAATATCATTGCATCATACAATGAATTGACTGGCTTGACCACCGTGTTGGCTATGGACACAAGGGCCGGTGCCGCGAATGTTCTCAACTTCAACACTCAGTACTTGATCACCGGTGTAAACTACATTAGTGACCTGTTGTTCTGGACGGATGGATTGAATCCTCCTCGCAGAATCGACACCAAGACATACTACCCATACAATAATTTTACAGAAGAAGAGATCAATGTTATCGTAAAACCACCGTTGACAGCGCCTACAATCGCGTTGAAGACTGACGGGACTGACACGAACAACATGACCGACAAGTTCTTGTACTTCTCTTACAGGTACAAGTATCAGAACAACGAGTATAGCTCGTTGGCTCCATTCTCTGAGGTTGCATTCTTTCCAAAAGACTTTCAATACGACTACGGGACTGGCATAAACAAGTCTATGGTTAACTTCTACAACTCAGCTGACGTATCTTTTGATATTGGGTCTGATATTGTAAAAGAGATACAACTTGTATTCAGAGATTCGTCTGGCTTAAATGTGAGCGTTATTGACAGCTTCTCTAGGGCTCAGATCGTGTCAGGAAATGTTAGCTCTGTAAGCTTAACAGGAACTACGGCTACCTTTCAGTCATTCTCTAACAACAAAATCTACAGCGTTCTTCCCACTAGCCAACTGACCCGTTTGTTCGACAACGTCCCGTTGAAGGCAAAAGCTCAAGAGCTTATCGGTAGTCGTTTGGTATACGGTAACTACACGCAGTTCTACAACATTGTAGACATCGCTGGCGGTGGCATTACCATGAACTATGGTGTTGATGTGGTTCCAGAAAGCAAGCTGTCTACAACATACGTTATCGGTGACCCGGTTAAGACCATGCGTAGCGACAGAGACTACGAGATTGGTATCTCTTATGTTGACGCATACGGACGCATGAGCACGGTGCTTACGTCTGTAGACAACTCTGTTTACATTGGTCCAGAGAACTCTGACACCGGAAACAAGTTGTTACTTACAATCAACAATGAAGCTCCTGCATTTGCTACGAAGTATCGCGTAATGATCAAGCAGAACAAGGGGTCTTACTACAATATTTTCCCGACACTGTTTTATACAGACGGACCTTTTGTTTACATGTTGATCAACGAGTCAGACGTAGACAAGGTAAAGGCCAACGACTACGTTGTAATCAAAGCAAACCCTATTGGCATCACGTACAGCGCTGAGCAGTACAAGGTTCTAGAGGTCGAGGTAAAGGCTAAAGACTTCTTGAACAACACCGCTAGGCCTAATGTCCCGGGCGTTTACTTAAAGATCAAGATAGAGAACAATGTTGCATTTAACGATGACAACTTATTTACATACCAATCGGTAGGTAAGGGACGCACTGGCGTGCCAACAAAAGCGTTCTGTACGGGTAGAAGCACGTTCGACCCACTGAACGGAACTAGATTTGCTACTATCGAGGCTCCGATTTTTTATGGAAATGGGCTAAACAACCTGTCAGTAGATCCTAACTGGATCTCGATGAACAACTCAAAGGACATCCGATATACATTGACCATAGACGGAAAGAACACGTACAAGTACACGATGTTCGGATCTTCAAAGGTTATCGAGTCTGGTGTTGCGATTACTGGAGCCAATCAGGTATTAAAGGACGAGAACGGAAGAGACATTGCAAACATAAAATTCGCAACCGTAAATGGGCACGTAATTGGTGACAGCTGGAGAATCAATTGCAGATCAAACAATGGTCTAAACTACTTTGGAGACAGAACTTCTAGTAGTGCTCCTAAAGACCCAATTGGAAACTGTGCTATTATCCCCGGAGAGCTTGACTCTAATGGGTCAGTGGCTGGTGGTGAAACAGACTTGGAAATCAAAGCCGGTGCTGTAATCACATTTAAAATAGACGAAACAAAGGTTGTGGGTGGATCAGATCAGCCACTTCAAACATTCGTGTCATCCAACAACTACGCGAATATTGAAGAGTGGTTTATTGAAGATGGAGCTTATAAGAAGTTTGCGATGTTGGCCGATGGCGTCAACAAGGGCTACAGAAGCATCTACTTCAGAAGGTCTGTAGACTTTACCATTGTAGACAACATTAACATCACCAACCAATCAACGCTTGGCGCTGTTAGGATGTACATCCTTGGCTACGCAAATACGCCAGGCGGATCAGGATCTGGAGACTGCGACAGGGCGTTATTGACAGTTGACTTTACAATCACACAGGTTGAAAATCCGGTTGTACTTGAAACTGTTCCAAACTCTAGCGACGCAGACATCTACCACGAGGTAGCAACGTTTGGCGTTAGTAACGGGCTTCACGAAGGAAACATAACAACACAGACACGCGCAGGTGCAGGATCTACCAAGAAGTCTGCCGTGGTTCAATTGGATAATGTATATAATGCATTTTGCTTTAGAAACGGCGTAGAGAGCGATCGTATCAGAGATGACTTCAATGGCTCGTTGATGCAGTACAGCCCACGTGTGTTGTCTACTATCGAGAACTACGAGCAAGAGCAGGTAACAAACGGATTGACATACAGTGGTGTATTCCGCGAGGATACCGGCACCAATAGGCTCAACGAGTTCAACCTGTCTACCGCAAACTTTAAGTACTTGGATCGTTTCTTTGGAAGCATCCAAAAGCTTTATGCTAGAGACACAGACTTGGTGGTATTCCAAGAGAACAAGGTGTCTGTTTCTCTTTACGGGAAAAACTTGATCAGCGACTCAGTGGGTGGCGGATCTATCGTTAGCATCCCAGAAGTACTTGGAACGCAGATCGCGTTCCCCGGAGAATACGGAATCAGTTTAAACCCAGAGAGCTTTGCTGTGTGGGGCGGCAACTTGTTCTTTACAGATGCTCGCCGTGGTGTTGCATTGTCAATGACCGGCAATGTCATCCAAGAAATATCTATGCAGGGCATGCGAGACTGGTTCAAGGACCTGTTCATCGCTGGAATCAACAGGCAGAAGATCGGAACGTTTGATCCATACAACCAGATGTACGTGCTCACGTCTAACGACGACACTGCGTCTCCTTGCGAATTGACTGTTACGCCTTCTTCTTTGACCGTCGACAAGTCAGCACAAACCAAGAACATTTTCGATATTCAGTCAAACTCTGGATGGGTTATTACAAACATCCCGAACTGGATGACTGTTGCTCCGTCTAGCGGAACAGGAAACCAAGACGTAGAGGCTGATATCGCAGCTAACAACACTGGCGTTTCTCGTACAGCGACTCTTACCATCACTGCATCTTGTGGAGTTGTGAGAACCTTTACAATCACACAGACTGCTACCGTTATCAAGCGTCGCTCTACATTCGTTGTAGGCGATCCAAAAGAAAGCGGAAAGGTAGGAAGCCAGCGATACAATTATTCTAGCTCAGGAACGCTAGGATACGAGTTTAACGATACCATCTTCAAGCCGGTAGATGTAGCGTTGTTCGACACCACTTCAGACGTGGCTGGAACAAATGGTATTCCTGCTCCTGGAGACACCGTAACTGTTTACGCATACAAGAACAACGCATCTGCTTTAGACGCTGAGTTGAATCCATTCATCCCGTCAACTGGGAACAAGGTGTACTACTTGGTATCTAACACGGAATACACGGAGGAAGATTACGCTACTGTTGTATCTCTTGGAACTCCGGTGACTATGTCGCTTGTTGGCTCAGAGTACAGCGGAACATTTGTTTATACAGCCCCCTCTAACGAGGCGTACCTGTACTTGGTTTGGGACTACAGAAATACTGTGGCGTGTGGATCGTCCGTGTCGTACAGCGGAGAGGCCTCAACTACTCCTACCATTGTGAACATGGGCGCCGGGAACGGACGTGCTTCATTTACATATGACGCACAGTCTACTCCTGATCGTTTCGTAGTTACCATCGGTGGCAACATCGTTGCAGACAGCGGATATGTTGGTCTTAACAGTTTGGCTAACTACAACGCTTTGATCGCTGCTGGAGTTTTGGCAGGTGACATCGCATTGTCCTTCCCTTACAATGGCCTAGTTAACAACAGCACAGGAACTCTGAGCTTTGTTAAAACGTCTACGGAAGAAACCGTGCTTACCGTTTACTCTCCACTATCATCAAATAGCTGGACAGCAACTACCGCGTGTGCCGCCTTGAGTTCGTTTACTCTTGACACCACCAATGGCACGCTTGCAAACGTTTGTGCACAGACACCATCAACCACTAAGTATCACAACGCTGACGGCGGAGCCGTGTCAATCGGATGTACCGTGTACAATGATGCCGCCGGCGCTACCGTGTACAATGGCGGAAACGCATACCACAAGACAGGAACCAACCTAGTGTTCATTACCTCAAACGGAGTAGTTACAGAGCTTGCTAGTTGTGTTTGCGTAGAGACTGCCCCTCCAATTGTTACAGCTTCTGACATGGAGTTTACACTTGGACAGGAAGTGAACTTTAAGGTTCCAGCAACAAACAGCCCAACTAGCTACACCTTGGTTTCTGCTTGCACCAACTTCAACTTGTTCGGAGGATCTGAGGGTGCCGTGTTCTACGGAGCTAACTGCGAGACCGGATACTACGAAACCATCGTTGTGTCTGGTGGCGAGACAGCGTCTAGATGCTTTGCCTCTGGAACTGTAAGCAAAATATCTGGATCTGCAGACGCTACGCTAGCTGGAGCTGGAGCATGTTCTGGTTTCTCACTACCCGCTGGTCTTTCGTTTGAGTCTGCTACTGGCGCAATAAGCGGAACTGTTGAGGGAATCGGAGAATATCAAGCCTCATTTACTGCTACCAACTGCTTCGGCACTGGGCCATCTACGCAGATTGTAATTTCTTCTGTGTTGAATGACACGCCTGCTACGTCGTTTGAAGTGTTCATCAACGGACAGGCTACGTCTGCATCAGCGTGTGCATTGCTGGTTCTTGGATGGGACTATCTGTACCACAACGGATACTACACGTATCCAATTGTTGGAGACACCGTTTACTTGCAGGCTAGAGGCGGAAATACTTTTGACGGGAACAACTTGTGGTACAAGATTAACAATAACCAAAGTTGCCAAATCTCTGATGATGGAGTAGTTTCGGCGGTATTTAACTGCGGATCTACCCCTCCAACGCCACCAACACCGCCTGCTGGCGGGTACTACCAAGCCACATTGTGTAACAGCACGTACAGTGCAGTTCTTTACGACGCGGTAGTTCGCGTGATTGCAAATGGTACTATCTTCAAGACCACAGATGGTAACTGCTGGACCAAGACTGCTGACTTACTTCCACAGACTGCAACGTTCAACGTGCCAACTACTCTGGTAACATCAGGAAGCTGTGCGATATGCACAGGTGAAGCCGCTCCTCTGACTGAGGTGTTCTTAACTGACGCAGGAACCAAGTCTGCCGTTTGTGCATCTACAGCATACTACTCTTACTGGACCAACGGAACTGTCGGAGTTAGTGGTACATTGTACTTGAACTCGTCTGGAACTACACCTGCACCGGCTGGTTTCTACAAAAACCAAGCGGCACCGCTTAACGCACACCAGTGGAGCGGGACGGCATGGATACTAACTCAAGCCTGCTAATGTCGTAACTTTGTGTAATGGCTAACTATACTCTTACATACTCACCAATGCTCGAGGGGTGGACATCTTTCCACTCCTACTATCCTGAGTGGATGACAAACATGAACAACTTTTTGTACACGTTCAAGTCTGGTGAGTTGTGGAAGCACAACACCAATGCAACACGCAATAGCTGGTACGGTGCCGCGTCTGCGCCATCTACCGTAACTGTGGTTTTCAACGATGCGCCAAGCGAGTCTAAGATGTTCAAGACGCTTGCCTGCGAGACTGACTCTCCATGGAAGGCTACGATTACCACAGACCTAAACTCTGGAGTAATGGAAGCGTCGTACTTTGAGTTGAAGGAAGGAGACTACTTTACATACATTCGTAGAAACCCAGATACCGTAGACTTAAAAGCCATGTCTACTCAGGGCATTGGATCTGCATCTTCAGTAACGCTCATCTCTGCTAGCAACTACAGAATAAACTTCACGTTCGATATTGGAACCACCGTCAGCATTGGCGACATCATATACATTGGAGCTGTTGGAGGACTGACGATCTCTGGTGTCGTGACTGCACACAACGCAACATCCGTTACCATTAACATGGTAGTTGGTGGTACTGTTCCGGTTGCTGGAAACTTTATTGTGTTTGTCAAAAATGCAGTTGCAGAGTCTTACGGTGCACGCGGATACTTCATGAGTGTACTGCTTGAGAATACTAGCTCTACTGCTGTAGAATTATTTGCAATTTCTTCACAGGTATTCAAAAGTTACCCATAACTTCGCTATCTTTGCGTAGCAATGAGTTTCAGCCCCAGACCGTTAACCGATCAAGACTACGATAACACTTTGACAAAGTGGTGGAAGCAGTGGAGATGGGAAGCGCCGGGTAGAGACTTCTTGCCAAATGACGGACGAGGTGGCATCATGGTCTCAAAGGATGGTGTTGACATCTGTGCTGGGTACATTTACTTTACCAACTCAAAAGCTGTTTGGATAGAGTTTATTGTGTCCAACATTGAATACAAGGAGCTTGATCGCAAAGACGCGATTAAGTTCCTGATAGACACTCTGTCAGAATACGGAAAAGAAAACGGAGCAAAGTATGCCTACGTGTCACTAAGGAACGAAGCGCTCATCAATAAGTACGTTGAGTGTGGTTTTCAAAAGGGTAGCGTTGGGTGTACAGAGCTAGTTAAAGTATTATAAAATGGCAGCAACAACATCATTGATAATTGCAGGAGCTTCCGCCGCAGCAAGTGCTGGGCAGGCAATCGCCGCAAATAAGCGTCGAAAAGAAGCAGATTTCGCCGCAAAAGACGCAGCGGCTAAGCTTCGTAACATTTCAGAAACAGATTATTCGGCTGGTCTACAGGTTCCAACCATGGGATACGACCTAGCACAAGAAGGCGTACAACAACAAGTAGCTACCGGTGTAGAGGCCTTGCAGGGAGCAGGTGCGGCTGGCGTTATCGGCGGTCTTCCTACACTTACACAACAATCAAACCAAGCAAACTTGGAATTAGGCGCAGATCTTCAGAACCAAGAATACCAAAGAGACTTGATGCGTGCACAAACTCGTCAACAAATCGAGGGACGTAAAGTTGGTAGAGAAGTTGGCATTGCAACAGGAGAGCTAGAGGGAGCACAGCTGGCAGCATCTGAGAACAGGCAAATTGCTAACCAAGCAATTGGAGCTGGACTTGGCGCTCTTCAGCTTGGATATGGCCAATACCTAGAGGGGAAGCCATTGTATGACGCACAACGGTCAGCTCCAGACTTGAGTGGAATTAACAGAATGGGCCTAAAGACTACCGTACCTGCTGCACCAAAGCCAACGTTTTCTCCTGCTGCAGGATTGATGACACCTTCTGGTGTTGCTGGCGGACAAAAGCCATTGACAGCCTTCAACATGAAGATGAATCCAGACGGCACGTTTAGCCCAATATTTTAAGACATGGCAGAATACTTAGGATACCAAGGCAGGCCCGAACCAGTAAATTGGCTCAAGATCGCACAGGGTGCCATCACGGATATTGACGCCATTGAAACAGACAGACAGAAACAAAGAGAATCTCTCGAGAAATCAGCAGACGATCTAGTAACTGCGTCTAAAGAATACAAGCCCGGTCAATCTGGTAGTTTCAACGAATTGATCCTTAACGGAGCCGATCGCGTTCGTAGCACCACGTTGGACTTGAAGAAGCAGTTGATGAACGGACAGATCACACCAACAGAGTACAAGGCTCGTGTAGGCAGAATGTCTGAAGACTGGAAGTACTTGGGTGAATTCTCAAAGTCTTACAACGACATCATCGCAAAGCAGATTGAGTACTTGAACGACCCAAAAGCGTCAAAGCTTGGCGAGTTCTTTTTAGACAAACAGTCAAAGCTTGCTGACGTTGCTAACAAGCAATTGGTTGTAGATCCTAGCACCAATGGTGTTGTAATGACAGATCCAGATACCGGAATGGTTGTAGACTTCAAGTCAATGCTTATTCCAGAGAACCAGACGCCAGAAAGATTAGATGTTATTTCTGAAGTAGAAAGGTTTACTAAGGGACTTGGAGAAACGTCTAAGTATGTCAACGGAATATGGACTACGTCTCCTATTTTAAAAGATGCTAACGAGTATCAGAAAGCAAAGGCAAACTTCACCAAGTCGTTAATGCAGAGCCCACGCGGAGCTGCTAGTATTTTGGCTGACTATGTTGGTGGATACGAGTTCTACGAGACACCGCAGCAGAAGAAAGAAATCGAAGCAGCCGGAGGCAAGGCTATACAGTTAGTTGCAGGACCAAATGGTATCGTAACTCCAAGGCTAACCAAGGCTCAAGAAGACGAGGCAAGAGCCGTGTTGGATAGATTGGTTGACTCTAGAGTTGACGTAGAAAAAGAACAGCCAAGACCGGTCGAAAGAGCGTCAAGTAGCACTTCTGGATCAGGAAGTGGGGGCGGAGGAGATGTCAACGTAAACAACAGAAGAGAGCTGGTCAATAGAATATACAATGATCCAGACTCATACAGACAATATATACTCAACCAGCCATTAAAAATAAACAACAAAGACGTTCAAGTTGTATCTGTTAAGCCTTTAGAAGGTACGGACAAAAATAGAAATCCACTAAAGGGAATTGAAGTTGATGTAGAATATGATTTTGTTGACCCTAAAACAGGAAAGACGAAAACTATTAGGGAACCATTGACGCGTTCTGGAGACGATGCAAAAAGGTTAATTAACGATTTGCTTAATGCGACTCTCACTCCCGGGCAATCAATAAGCTATGAACAAGCATTTTTTAACAATCAAAACACCACTAAAAGAGGGGTCTTAGACTAATATGCCAGAAATAGAAAACCTTTATTCAGTAGTTAAAGACAATGGTCTTTACACAAAATCATACGATGAATTCGTTAGTAAATATTCTGACGAGCAAAATATGTCTAAGTTGTATCAAGTCGTGTATGACCAAGGTTTGTACACAAAATCTTTTAACGACTTTAAGGGCAAGTACTTTACACAAGTAAAAAAAAAAGAATCGGCTTCTCCTTCTCAACAAGGTCAGCAAGCTACTTCATCGGCTACTGGAGCGATGGGCCCAGATGGGGCGCCGGCGCCTTCTGCAAGAAAAAGGTATGACGTCAAGGGTAAACCTGCTCAACCTGTAGCCCCTGCAGCACCTGCTGCACAATTGACCGAAAAGGATCTTGAGATGATGATGCCTTTCAGAGGCGCCGTCCAAGAGACAACCGTGATTGGAGATGCGCCAGCTGTGCAAGAAAACCCATTCGCACAAGACGTAAAGCGTGCTGGCGAAATTCTCACTAAGAAGTCTCCAGGAGGTGACGCGTTTACCGCTGGGATTATTACAGAAAAGCCAGAAACAAAGAAGTATGCGAAAGAAGTATTAGCGGCCGTAGAAGGCCCAACAGCTCCAAGCTATATTGAAAGAATTGTAAACGGGTCTGTAGCCGCTGGAACATTGGCTGACGAAATTGCCAAGCTTGGACGGAATGACAATATTGACGAAATAGATTTTGAAAGAATAGCTAGCTTAAACAAGCTGATACAAGATAACGCTATAGAAGACGAAGGTGGGGTTGTTGGATTTTTAAAGAACCTACCAAACGTACTAGCATCTTCTATTATATCTATGTCTGCCGCATACGAGGCTGGTGCGGCCGGGGCTGCTACTGGAGCCGTTACGGGCTCTGTAATACTGGGCCTTGGTGCAGCACCGGGGGCTGCCGCTGGATATGCAGGAGCAACTTCTTTGGCGTTGGAATATTCAAGCTCATTAATGGGAGCTCTAAGAGATGCTGGAGTTGACATTACAAGTGAAGATCAATTAAAAGAAGCATTTTCAAATCCAGAAAAAATTAGCGAGGCCAAGTCTTACGCTCTTAAACGTGGTGTTCCAGTTGCTGTTTTTGACGCAGTGTCTGGTGGTCTTGCAGGTAAGTTGTTTAAGACAGCGGCCAAGGCGACCACAAAAGAAGTGATTAAGGCTGGCGCAAAAGAAACAGCAGTACAGGCAGCTCTTGGAGGTGCCGGAGAAACTACTGCTCAATTAATTGCTGATGGCAAATTAGACGCTCGTCAAATTGCATATGAAATGATTGCTGAGCCTGTTAGCGCTATTCCACCAGCGGCGATCAATTATCTTGGAGAAAAGGCAAAGACAGCAGCAGAGAAGAAGTACATAAAGCGTATTGAGACTGATGCCAACCTGAAGTTGAAGAGCGATATTGCTACAATTGTAAATCCAGAAATTGCTGACTCTTCTAAAAAAATCAATCAATACAGAAAGTTAAAGGAAGAGGCTGTTAGTCAAACTGCCAAGGACGAGTACGACAAAAGAATTGCCGAAGAAAGAGACAAGAAGTACTCTGCATACGAGAAGTTCTTCCCTGTGTTCGACTCGTTGCCAGATGATAAAAAACAAGAAGCCTACGACGCATTGGATGAGGTAGGACAAGTTAAAGATGAGTACAACGCAGCTGAGAGTCCAGAAGAAAAAAAGATTCTCGGTCAAGTATTAGCACAAAAACTTAACAAGCTAAAAACATATGCCATTCAAGAGCAAACAACAAGTGAAGTACCTGTACAGCCAGGAGCCGCAGTTAGCGGAGAAGTGGCGCAAGGAGAACCCCAAGCAGAACCTGAAGTCGTTACCGAAGAAGGTCAAGCCCAAGAAGAAGTAGCTCAGTACATTGCTGACTTACAAGAAACCAAACAGTCTGATCCAGAGCAATACTGGTCTGTTGATTCGGTAACCGAAGAAGCGGCAAAAGAAGGCACTGTTATTTCAGACGAAGATGGGGGGGTTGTGGTTTCAAAAGAAGGAGACATCAAGGGTCTATTCAAGAAGATCGGATCAAAAGCAAAAGGAGTTGCACAAAAACTTCTTCAAAAAGCTATTGATGCTGGAGGTATCAAGTTGGATAACTTCGACAACTACCTTACGCCCATCTACGAGAAAGCCGGATTTAGAGTGGTTTCTAGAGTTCCGTTCAACGAGGAGTACGCTCCAGAGGGGTGGAACAAGGAGAAGCATGGTACACCAGATGTTGTGGCCATGGTTTATGACCCCGAAAACAAACTTGATATTCAAGAGCAAAAGTTTGACGACTACGATCAAGCTATGGCTTATAGGGATCAATTTATACCACAAGTACAAGAAGCATACCCTGTACAGCAACAATCTGAATTTGACCAAGCCGTAGCCAACTCTGCCCAGTCTTTAAAAGTCGTTGCTCCTGATCTTAAGATCATCGTAGCCGAGAACACAGAAGACGCCCAGCTTCAGATCGCCGAGGCATTGTCTGGTGTCGCTCCAGATCGAGCTGCTGACGTGGCGGAAGGATTTACAACAGAGACTCGCGGTCAAACGGTATTCGTCAACGGTAAGCCATTCGCCATCGTTCTTGACAAGTCGCAGGCTGACACTATTACCATTGGACACGAGATTTGGGAAACCATGCTCAATGACGCATTTGGAGACGATCAGGCGAAGTTTAAAGAGTTCAGAGATGAGATAGACCGTCAGCTACGATTGAATGGCTATGGAGAGATCGCAGACGCTTTAACTAAGTTCTCTAACCAAAGGGGCTACGAAGACGTCAAGTACTCTGAGTACATGGCTGAGCTCGGTGGCATGTTGGTTGCTGATGGATTTAAGAAAGGATCACTAGACGCCAAGCAGAAGTCATTGCTACAGAAGATCGGAGACGTGATCAACAAGTTCGCTCAGTTGTTCACCGGCAAGAAGCAGTTCTTGGACGAAGCAACTCCAGACGATATCCTTGGTTTCATGATTACCATCTCTAACAAGGTGGCAAAAGGCGAGGATGTGTCTACTTTCTTTAGGGAAAAAAACACTCAGGAAATTAAAGATACCAAAAAAGTATTTTCAAATAGAAGCCAGAAGATAGGCGACTTTGATATTCAATACTTTGAGGACGACGCCGCGTTCCAAGACTTGGTTGATCGCAAGTTGGTGGTTCAAAATGCATCTATAGATGAAGCGGCTGGTCAGCCAGTGGCAACTCACCAACCAGATAATTTGCTTGTAGGAAACGTTAATTACAAAGGGAAGAAGATCATGGAGGGGAATGGAGGGATTTATTATGTACTTAAGTTTGGTAATGTATGGGCATCTGGAAAACAAAACAGCGCTAAAACTCTTGCCAACTACATAAATAAATCACGCAAAGAATCTACAGACGGTATTGGGCGTATGGTTTTGGTTCGTGGAAGCCAAGACAAAATGATTAGCTCTGTTCAAGGAGTAAAAGCCGCTATGCGTATTTTGGAGGAGCTTGTATTTGACAATCTTATTTCTACTTCTGACTTTAGAAAAGCTTTAACTTCTGCAGGGAAAGCCTATAATATTGACTTTTCTGGAAATAATTCTGCTAAGCAAATTCAAAAAGACATTGAAGACAAGTTCATGAATGTGTCTGATTCTACATTTGCTAAGCGTGGAGATTTTTTTAGCACGCTAGTAAATGAAATTGGTAAGCTAGAATCTGCTAATAAAAACATTAAAGAAATACAAAAAGCTTTAGGGGCTACTAAAAATATTCAGTTCTCTAAGGGCGGAATTCGCCAGCAAATAGGTACAGTTTTAACCGAGCGCTTGTTGATTGGATTGGACTCTGGAAATGCATACGCCATTGTTGAGGTGGATGAAGACGTTGTAGTAAAAAAAGACGACCAACATCCAAGCTATCCTTTTTCTATTGTAACAAAGAGCGGTAAGCCACCAGTATTAAAGGTGTTCAACTACAGGCCAAAAGCTGTTGAGGCTATTACAACTATGTCTGGAGAGAAGGCGTCAAATGCCAAGTTGGGATTAGCCCAAATGGGAATGGGAATGGGCCGTATTGCTTCTGACAAAGAGATAGTAGTTAAGTCACGCTCACAGAAGAACGTACCAACAGTTGTTGACGAGGTATTGACCGACGATGGTAAAGGCAACTACGTGTTCGTTCACTACTCTGACGAGCTTAGAGACACCATCAAGCCGATGTCTGGTTCTAAGAAGAACTTCACGAGTCGCGAAGAGGTATCCGCTATTTCTGCAGTTGGTGGTGTTGCGATGTACTATACAAAGCAAGGTCAAGTAGAAAGTGGTGTTGGGAATGTTCCACACACAGTTTTAGTTCCAAAAGACAAGGTATACTTCTACGGAAGCACAGAAAAAGGAACCGTATCTCACGATCCAGAAGGTTTCGAGGAAGAGGCAAGACAAAGATTCCAAGCGTACAGAAACCGTGGTAACGAAGACAGGCCAACAAAGTATGCGTTTGACGCAAACAACTCGGCTGCTTGGGTGACCAAAGTCGCCGCAGAGAACGGTTACGACATGCTAGTCACCAACTGGGGAGGACCTAAGAGTTACCGTGCACAGACTACTAAGGCTTTAAAGCCTGAGGCAGAGTACACTGGCTTCAAGCAGATCCCAGAACCTACATACGAGGTAGGTGACGAGATATTCTTGTATGGAAGATACGCCACTGTTGTAGCTGTTGATGGCAATACTCTTTCATATGAATCTCCAAACGACTTCGGAAGATTCGATAGTGGTAAGTTCACGTTGTCGCCATATACAAGCAACAAGATCATGCTGATCGAGAAGGCAAAGCCTACTGTTACTACCAAGTCTCAGAAGGTTGTGGTGAACACCATCCCTGGATACGAGCGTATGATGGGTGAGGTTGAAGGCATATTGGAAAAGACCATGAACCGTACTGGCTCATACAACCAGGCCACAGCAAATGCAGTTGGCTACATTCAGAAGTCAGCTGTTTACGAAAGAGCCGACGACTCACAGCGTGAGCAGATCATCCGTGACTTTGTAAAGCTTCGCGGAGAGAAATTTAAAGTAGCTCCGTCTGTAGACAAGATCCTAGGTCAGATCAAAGACACCAAGAAGGTGACCGTAAATGAGAAGACTGCCCTTAAGGACCAAATCAAACTAGAGGCCAAGGCTGCTAAAGACGCCGTTGCGTTTGTTAAGCAGTTAAGAATGCAAATCTCAAATACACTTCGTGGCATGGCTGGCCGTGGTGTTATTTCTGCCAAGCAAGCAAGCACCATTTTGGCTAGATACGACCGCATGAACATCTTGAATCCAGACATGCGTGACAGGTTCGTTGACTACATGGCCAACGTATTCCAGAGCGCTGAGTATGCTGACAAGGTGAAAGAGGCTACAAAGCTTCGTAAGACCATCAGAAAGGCTGCAAAGAATCCTGACAACCAAGCCGAAAGCTCAAAGCTTGCAAAGACTTTTGCAGAGATCGATCCATCGCGTGTAGAAAACATCGACGACTATCTCAACAATGCTGAGCAAATCCTTAAGTCTGTGTCTCGTAAGACAGGTGACGTTAAGATGCGTTCATTGGTAAACATGACCGACATGGTTTCTTACATCGACAAGGAGATTCAAGCACAGAGGGAGCAGATCAAGAATGAAATTTTGAGCAAGTACCAAGACTTGGTGGATGCTGGTGTGTTGGACAGTAAGATGACCATCAACGAAATCAAAAAAGTAGTTGCCGCCATCGAAGAGAACGAAGACGAGTCAGAAGCCAAAGCAAAAGAGGCGAAGGCCGCTGTCAAGCAAATGATGGACGAGGTATCTCCAATTCTACTTCAGATCGCAAGAACAGGCGAAGACCCATTCACTGGCGATCCGATCGATCTAACACAAGACGAAAAGTCGGCCATCGTCAAGCTTGCCAAGATGGACCTTGATAACTTATCACTTGCAGAGGCCGTTAAGGCACTTGAGTATGCGAACAACTTCATTGCCAATGGCGTTACCTCTGGTATTGTTGGCATGGTTGATCTGTACGAAGGATCTCTCAACGCAGAGAAGCTTGCAAAGAAAGGGTTCAAGTCTATTCCGTTTAAGAAGTACTTCTCTAAAGGAGCAGGTAGAATTTGGGCAGAACAGATCGCGTCGTTGCCAATGCTTAATAAGTTGATGTGGGGAAGCACTAGCAGGGCCTTAGAAGTATCCGAAGCATCTGGAGTGACCGGAGTGTCAAACGGTAAGGCAAAGGCCATCAAGATCGTCGAGAAGGCTGTTAAAGAGTATGTTGCTACGTTCTCAAAGGTTAAAGGTTTCTTGTCAAGCGAGAATGTTGTTGAACGCGGAATGCTTGCATTTGTTTCAAGAACAGTTATTGGAGATGAATTCCAGGCGCAAGACGAGTTTAATAGGCGCAAATCACTCATTGAGGAAACAATACAGGCGCTAAAAGACCCAGAAAACAGCACAGACGCCGAAATAAAGAAGGGCGAAGTGGTAGAGAAGGTCTACAACAAGATCCTAAAAGACGCTAATAACGCCAAAGAGGTACGTGCAAATGTTAGCGAAGTTAACAAGAAAGCTGTTGACTGGTGGGTGAACGAGTGGTCCAAGCACTACGACCGCATGGACGAGGTGTCTAGAAACGTGTACAACACTCTGTTGTCAAGAGACAGCAACTTTACCCCTGACAGATTCCAATTAAAAGAGGTATCGCCAGCCGCCGAAGAAGACTTCGACTCTGGTTTCTTTGGAAACTTTGAGAACGTTAGCACCGAAAAGTCTGGATCGCTGAAAGAAAACAAGCGTATCAAGAACTTGCCACAGAACAAGAACGGTGTCAAGACTCGTATCGTTAACTTGGACTTCGACGTTAACAACGTGAACGCATTGACAAATGCCATGGTTGACGTAGAGACTGCCGGGTCTGTTATGCAGATGAAAGGCTTTGTAACGTCTAAAGACTTCAGCAAGCTGTTCGCTAGCAAGGAAGACAAGAACGTGTACAAGAAGCGTTTGGTGTCTTATGTAAACAGGGCCAAGGGCCAAGGTTATGTAGACCAAAGCGAACTCAAGACTCTTAACAGATTGGTCAACGCAGTTGCGTCGTTTGGTACCGCAAAGGCATTATTCAGTTTGTCACAGCCGTTCAAGCAGTCTATTCCTCCATTGTTCAACACGCTCGTTCAGACTGGAAGACTTGACCTTGGCACATTGATGGTGGGTGGTTTCTCGTTCATCGACAGAACCGGTTATCCAATCGCCAACCGTGGCATTAGCTCACAGGGTGAATTGAAGTCTATCAACCGCCAGTTGGTTGAGGCTGAAAAGAACTTATTGTTGCGTGGTGTTGATGGCGTTGCTGCATACAGTAACTTGATGCTTGAGCTTACTCTTAAGTATCCAGACATCATGACTGCTCGTTCATCTTGGTTGTCTTTCTACAAGAAGGGCCTCAAGAAAGAGGGCATCAAGACATCCGGCATCAACTGGAACACCCACGAAGTAAACAAGAAAGCTGCTGACTATGCACAGATGATGGTTGACTCTCAACAGAACATCAGTGACTCTGACATGCAGGGCGAGTTCATGGCCAGCAAGGATCCTGCAAAGGCATTCTTGAGAAGAGCGATCTTCCCATTGATGACGTTTGTGCTTAACCAAAAGACACGTATCTGGGCCGATGTTCGCACTTTGTCAAACAAAGCTGTTACCACAACTGAAGACAGGCAGGAAGCTGCGTTGTCATTGGCCGGTGCTCTTGTAGAGCTTGGAGCGTTCTCTGCAATCAGCTACGCAGCAAACTCAATGCTTTGGGAAGTTGCAATGAACATACTTGCCGCCGTGTCTGGAGAGGACGACGAGGACGACAGGGAAGAAGAGAAGAAGAAGATGATTCTCCGCAGGTCTGCATACACAGCGCAGAACTTCATGAAGGACTTCTTTGTTCCGCCGATTCCTGGAGCTGACCTACTTGCTAGCAAGGGAATCAACTACATTCTTGATGAAACAAATTTGTCTAGCGAAATTCCAGCTGACTGGTTTGGCATAGAGGACGATCGTGTTAAGTTCAGACTGTACGACAAGGAGAACCAAGGTTACCTAGATATGTTGGGTACACAGGGTATCGCGCTTGAGAAAGCCTTGGAGCTTGCCGACTACTACGACATGGCCATCGATGGCACATTTAAAGAAGAGAGCTATGGCACCAAGCGTGAAAAGCAGATTCTTGAAGGTGATGCCGACATGGCACGTATCAACGCTGCGATCATGACCGGGTACTATGGCGGCTTGCTTCCTGCTGACGTGGCCTACATTGTTGGCCAGATCAACAAGAAGATAAAGAAACGCGCTGAGGTTGTTGAAGAGGAAGACTAGAATATGTGGGTGATCCTAGCGATCTGCCCGTGCTCTGGGTGGTGGAGGAATCCCTCCACCGCCTTGGGAGCACCTTTGTAACCATTTCGGTCATGCCAGCTGTCTGTCCCAGACGGTGAACGTAGACTCTCCACAGTAACACCGATGTAGTCCTTGGACGTCTTGTGGTGCACGTGGTGTGTATACACATAGCGATGCTTGGTCTGTGCCCATGACTGTGGACTTTCTTGTGCCATCAATAACGGCAAGTCCTGTGCCTTGGCACCATCTCCATGTGTTGACCCAATCATGTTGTCCCCGTAAGTGTAGTACTTTCTGTGTGCAATAGAGCAGTCGAAGGTAATGTTTTCACTCTTAGAGAACCAAGACTGAATCGTGTCGGCCAAAAAGAAACCATTGGTGTAGTCATGGTTTGACGGGTTGAAGCAGAAGTGAACGTCTGCAACCGTAACCAACATCTCCAATAACTCAATGTATAGCTGTTTTGCGATCAAGAAGTTGTCGTACCACATGCCGTCCGTGTCCTGGAACGTTCCAGACGTGGTGGTCCTTCTTGGCGTGTCAATGTGTAGGATGTCGTTTCCTGCGATGAAAAGGATCTTGTTGATGTTGAACCCTGCGGTCTTGTCCAAGATGCCCTTAACGCCTTCCTTTACACGCTGTACAGCGATCTGGTTGTTGTACTCCTCGCCGGTCTCAAAAGAACTAGCGAGCTTTCCGATGTGTATGTCAGCTGGGTCCAATACCAATAGGTGTCCGTCACGGCTCTGACTCCTGTGGATGTACTGGTACTGCGGTGAGTACTTGGACATCTGCTCGATCATCTCGTCACGGATCTCCTCGTATGACGGAGCGTCAGATCCCTTGACATTGATAGAGAAGTGTTTCCCTTTGTGCCAGTAATGTTTTACTTGTTCTGATGGTATTCCCAACGTTTCACACTCTTGAACGAGTGCCTTGTGTTTACCTACTTGCCTACAAACCTCTTTCCTCACTGTCTCTGCGGACATCGGCAGATTGTACTTGGCCTTCAATTGCCTAGCGATCTGGGACTTGTTGAGCTTTCCCTCGTTGAATAGCTCAATAGCCTCTTGCTTATACGATTTCATTTGTGTGGGTCGACTGGATATCCTTAAGGATGGGTATCATTGTCTCTACGATCTTCTTGACCTCGTCATTTTCTTGGTCCATCATGGCCTCATAAAGGTCGGTAGACAGTGAGTTCAACTCGTTCATGACGTGGTTGACGTAGTTTGCGATGTTTTTGTTTTCGGATTTCATGGTTTAAAAAACAATGGGGCCGGACGAGCCAAGCCCCAATGTTCCCCAACGAGATATGAACAATGCAAATATAATGTTTTTATTAAATAAATTGTGCAATTTGTGCATTTTTTGTGCAAACATTTGCCACTTTTTCTATTTACTGGCAATTGTTAGTAATTCTGCCGAATTATAGTTAGGTGTAAAAAGCCCCACGAGCAGATCTAACGGTATGCAGGTGGGGACATTAGGTCTAAGTGCAAAGATATGCATAAAGTATCGAAAAGTAATACCTTGTGCAAAATTCTTATTTGCTCAAAATGCACATTATAATGGTTATTTACCCCTGTTTTGGGCATTTTTAACCATTTTAATGGTTGTTTTTTGTGATAAAATCACAAATAATGTGTCTTAAAAAGCACAAATTACTGCAATTTGTACCCTTTATGACCACTTATTCATACATTAATGCATTTTACTGCACTAATGAATGAAAAAGCCCACACTACTGTCAAATAATGTGGGACTTTTCGGAGAATTACCGAATTATTGTCCAGTTTTTTGCATAATAAACTGGACAGCTTTATTATGCAATTTCGCAGTTACCACCGGCGCACGCGGCTTGATCCATCAACTTTGTGTTGTCGCTCATTTCTACAATATTTGCGACATTCAAGGCGTTAAGATTTGTAACGAGTTGCTCGTACTCCTGCTTTGTGATGCTCTCGAATGGTGTCTGTGCGTAGCTTCCAAGGTCCTCAGGCAAGAACGAAAGACCATTGAAGTGTGACTTATTCTCCCACAACCACTCCCCAACTGATGGCCACTCGTCGTTCTTCATCGTAACGGTCGCACTCACGTTGTGTGTGTTGTCCCCACTGCGGTGACCAGGTGTGATCCAGTTCTGGTGGAAGTACTTAACACGCTCCAAAAATTCGATCGCTCCCTCGTCATTCCTAGTGATGGCACCAGCTGGTGCTGACTGAGGAACAGAGATAACCGCCTGCTGTGTTGGCTTGAACACGTCGTCCTCCAACATCTCTGGATGGTACAGTGACAGGTATGTGTACATTGCCTCGTTCTTTCCTACACGCATTCTGCGGACGTAGTACTCATCGTGCCATGCATGGATACCAGAAGAAGTACCCAACACCAAGGAAGAGGTACCTGATGGCTTCACACAGGTAATGCGAGCCGCCTTGTTGATTCCGATAGCATCAGAGATAGTATCATTGGCGTAAATGGCTTGGTTCACAGCATTTTGCAAGTTCATCTTCATCACCGCACCGCTAGCGATACCGGTCATGCCGATGCCCAACAATGCCTCTTTCTCTGTGGTCTCTTTCCAGATCGGGCGGAGGTAGTGAAAGTCTGTGTAAGATGCCTGCAAGGTTCCGATAACAGCGGCCCAATACACGCGGTCGTTAAGGTCGTCTTGGTCCTTGATGTCAGAGGCGTTCACCTCAACCAAGTTACAGAACTGGAACGGGTTCAAAGCGATCTCGGCGCAAGGGTTGGTGCCCATGTTCTCGTTGTCACTGAAGTAGAAGCCCGGCTCACCAGAGTTGCTCAGCTCAATTTTTTTCCAAAGCGACATGAACTCTTCTTTAGATACACTATCACGGTTTAGGATGGCCGAGTTGTTTGCACGGGCACGCTGTGGGTTAAGTTCCCACCAGTTGCCGAACTTAGACGTGAGCATATCTTCATCGCTGATGTCAAATAAAGCGATCATGGCACTGCGTCTGATACCACCACTCAATACCGCGTCAGCGATAAAGCACATGATGTCATGACACTCCAATGACGTAAGCATCTCCCCGTCTTGCTTGCGGTCAAGCACAGCTTGTATGTGCATTAGGCAGATCTTCAACGGCTCGGGTCCCGGAGCTACACCACCAGAGGTGATCAATCGCTCGCCCTTTGGTCTTACAGCACGGAAGTCAAACGCTGGGATGGTAGAGCTAAGACCCAAGTATCCCTTTATTAACACCTTTACTGCGTCGGCCCATCCCTCTATAGAGTCGCCAACTAGGTAGCGGCGTGTCTTAGTTGCCTTTGTGATCGGTGGCAACTGGTCTATGTTGAAGCTCTGTACAGAGTATCCAACGCCAGTTCCACACAACAACAAGAACATTGTCTCAGAGAACGCACGGTAATCGTTAACCGACAGGTACGAACAGTTGAACAGTCTGGTATTGTTTACCTCGATGGGGCGTCCACCGAACTGCAACGAACGCATGGACGGAAGGATCTTCTTGTCGTACACCAACTCGTAGGCACGCTCGATTGTAACCGACAGGTCAGGAAACTTTTTCAAGTGCATCTGCTTGTTGCGGTCAACAAGTTCTTTCCATGTCTCTCTTCTGTTCAGCTCTGGCACGAAGCGTGCGTACTTGGACCATACAACGATGTCCGATAGTATTTCTTTTTCTAGTTCCATAGTTTAAAATTTCTTACCGTGTTTATGCTCTCTCGTACTGTTGTACGCCATTTTAAGTTGAATGTGATTGTGAAGGTCAATGTCAAGACCACCGCATAAATCAAACAAACGGATAGCCACGTCAGCCAGTTCGTCCTCGAAGCTAGACTTAACATTATTTCTAAAAATTTCTGCATACTCTTCTTTTGTGCCTCCCCTTGCGAAGAAGTCGTCTGATAATAATTCTACGGCAGCCTTGTCTGCGTAGTGATCTTTCCTCAAGGCTTCAAGGGCCTCTGCCACTTCTGATACGATGAGCATCAGCATCTCTGGCTTGTTTCTTTCTCCTTCCCAAAAACCTTTGTCCTTGGCTACTTGGTGTGCTTGTGATATTAACTTTTTCATAGTAGTTCTTTAAATTTTTCGATTGAATCGCAGACTAGTGCCTCGATCCCTATTGCGTTCAGCTCCTTAATTCGATACTCTTGCAGTGGCCTGGCTTTCCCTCCCTCCCTCTTGACCTCAACAAAGACAGTTCTCCCCGCCCGATACATGTACAGATCGGGGATCCCTGGTTTGTTTGTGCTCAAAAGTTTTAGGACGTACCACCCAGAATCCTCAGCAAGCTTGATCATCTTTGATTGCAGCTTAGATTCTAACATGGGACTACAAAGATAATAAATCCTTCTTAAAATGCGACACGGTGTAAGGCTTTTTTTGTTGAACAACCTTGTAAATTTTCTCCTCAATGCCGTCTTCCGCGAAGATCCAGTACACGTTATTCTCCAGTCTGTCCATCGTAGTTAGGCGATCCCTGCTCTGCCAGTAAGACGTTGCGGAGAAGTCGATGTTGTAGTAGACCAAGAAGTCTGCCTCCTTCAAAGAGATGCCCTCACGCCCCGTGACAATTTGTATAGCAAAATTGTTACACTCACCTGCATGAAATTTTCCTAAATCGGTGGTCATATCTTCTTGAAAGACAGACAATAAGCATTTTAGCTCCTCTTGGAATTTGTAGAAGACCGCTATGCGTTTTCCTGCAAAGCGCCCCTTGATGAACTCAGCCTTGGTCTTGTCTAGAACCACAGACTTTCCTGACTCTAGGATGACAGTTCCGCTGTAGATCTGGTGCAGTTTCTGCATGAGCTTGACCGGTGTGTCGGCGAGTATCAAGTCGTCCTTGCCCTCGAACAGCAGGTCACGCTTTAGCTTGTCTGCGATCATATATGTGGTGTTGCTCATCCTGACCTTCAGCACGTGCTCGTTTACTTTGGAAGTAAAGCCAGCCTCGTTCTGCGTGTAGCTGATCATGTATGGCTTAACCTCTGCCATGATCTTCTCTTGGATGCCATTGGAGTAGTCGTGTACACGAAAACCGTTGATCATCCGCTCCCATATCTTGACGTAGCTGTGTGCCCACTTGTAGAACGTCGGCTCGGCAAACGGAGACCGGTATCCAAGTATCCACATCTGGTGGTACATCTGCGAGTACGACTCGGGCGATGGCGTTCCAGACAGGAAGATTACATACGGGTCGCAGTGATGTACTAAGCGCCTAGCCTCGATCGCTCTTAGCGATGGCTTGGGAAATGCTCCCATGCCATGTGCCTCGTCGAATACTATCGCGTCGTAGCATATGTCTACTATCTTGTGCAGGCTCTCGTAGTTTATGAAGTCGCACTTATACGATGGAGCCAGAGCGTTGTAGTCTTTCTTGATTCCTTCGATCGCTTTCTTCTTCGTTACAAAGAGCACACTCGCAACACCGCCCGCACAGTCAAGTGTGGACAGTGCCGTAAGTGTTTTACCGGTTCTAACCTCCATGGAAAGATATGCAAAACGAGGGGCATCCCTCAATAATTTGCAAGTTTTTTCCACGATAGCCTGCTGATATGGCCTTAATGTGATTTTATTTTCCATTAAAACTCAAATTCAGATTGTTCTGGTTCACTGCGTACAAACTTGATCCATCGTCCAGACCCGTCGCGTCCCTGCTCGGGAGTCTCTCCAGTATAGAATAGGCCGAATGCCTCAAGCCACTTGTAGAACTTGTTCAACGAGATCGATGTCTTTCCGCGCTGACCGTAGTCTGGATTGTCCATGACGAAGTCTTTGTGGACGTCCTCCTTGTAGATTTTGGTGTTGACCTTCACGTACTTGTTCTCCTTGTCTGTCATCCACTCCCAGAAGTTGTGGTCCGTCTCGGCGATAAACTTACGCGTCTTCAAGTTCTTAAAGTCTGATCTGATAAAGCCGAAGCAGAGGTAGTTCTTCAAGTTGTTGACCATGTAGTTGTCAAACTTGCACCAGTCGTCTTCGTTCCAGTCTTCAAACAACAGACGGCCAAACTCAACCTGTGGCGTGAAGTCCTTGCTGTAGTACTGCTTGAACTCCAGCTCCCACTTGCGTCGCTCGAATGAGTTGCCCTTTCCCTTGATCGCGTAGTTGGTGGTGATGACCACCTTCGGCGACTTGTGGAACGGAATCTTGATGGCGTCCTTGTTCTTCTTCTCAAGCGTGATCCCCTCGGTTACGATAGAGAACAAGCGCTCGAAGTCAAAGTTGCGTCTCACGTCATCGAACACAATGATCTGCGTGTCGGTCGACACGGTCTGGTATGCAAAGCTCCTCTCAAAGTTGAAGCTCTTACCGTCGATCACCGCTGACTTCTTCATCCGTGAGATGGCGTTCATGAACAGGCCCTTACCTGTTCCTCCCTCTGGGTTATCCGTGATCACCTCGTCGTTTATGATGACCGCTGGGCAGTAGCCAAGGTTCTTGTAGCTGTGTAGCAAGAAACCAATCGTACTCTCAACAGAGCGGATGCGTTCCTTCTCGCCGCCAGACACGTTGCTGATGAACGTCTTGAAGTCACACTCGTAGGCGTCGCAGATCTGGAAGTCTCTGTCAATCACTTGGTCCTTCCACACGTAGCCACCGAGGTCGACGTAGTCAATCATGGTAATGTCGTTGCACGTCACCTTTACGGCGCAGTTGCGGTAGTACAGGTAGGCATTTTCCTTGTCGTCCTCCACAAAGTACACGTCGACCGGAGAAAGAAGCGACAGGAAGTCCTCCTTGAAGTAGCGTGTCTTGTCGGCGAAGTGGTTGTAGATCGACAGGTCGTCCATCTTAAACAGGTAGTCTAGAACGAAGTCTTTGATTTCATCTTCAGTCGTATTCGATATAAGGTTGTTCGTAACCTTAACGAAAATATAATTCTTTGTACCTTCCGGTGAATACTTGAAATAGCCATGGTCTTCTAAAAATTCTTTTAATAGGTAGTGCACTACAGAGACCACGCCCTTGGAGGACTTGGTCCAAAATTCTTTGCTTGATGAGTCCTCTTCGATCTTCACCATTACGGCGTCGGTTATCTCGTCATTCAGACCGGACTCTCTCAGCTGTTGACGGATATCCTTTTTTGGCACGCCCTTCTTTATCTGACGGCGAACGTTGTCGATGGCATCTCTGTCCTCGAAGTACTTGGTGGCGAAGTTCATCTCCTTGCGGTAGGCGCTGTCGATCGTCGTTCTGATCTCAGACAGCGGGAATCCGTCGTGGGCAAACTCCCCAAGCACGTAGGTGGCCAGCTCCTTGTTGACACCAAAGTCGTTGAAGGCGGCAGCCAGCACGTAGATGTTCTGGTTTCTCTCCCCAACCACGATGCCGTACTCGCGGTCCCACCACATGCGAAGGCGTCTGATGATTTCGTTCTGGTCGGTTACGGTGATGGTCTTCCTGTTGGCCGGCCTCTCGATCGGCTCGAACTCCTCCTCTGCCAACTTGTCCCACTCCTTGGAGTCTGGGTTGTGGTAGATCAACGGGTCGTAAGACTCGTAGCAGACACGGCTGATGTTCTTTGATGTCTTGTCGAACTGCTCGCAGTTGTAGTACTTCTCGAGTGCCTTGAAGTATGTCTTGTGCTTGTTCTCGTCTGCCGGTATCTTGACCAGCAACTTGAGCCCGTCACCAGATGGAGAGATGAACACAGACAGGGTGTACTTGTCCTTGGTGAACTCGTCCTTCTTGGCCAGCATGTCTGACTTCTTGGCAAAGCCATCAAAGTCGAGGCAGATAACGCCAGAGTGGTTGACCAGTGCAGAGTCTTCCCTGCGTGTGAACTCACCGGAGAAGCAGATGGCCGGAAGCTCCTTCTTGATTAGGTTACGCTTGTCCTTGTCCTTCTCCTCTCTGATCCTCTTTACGATGTCCTTCGACTTCCCCTCCCTGATGCGGTGGATTATGTACTCTACTGACCTGTAGAACGGAGCCGAAGTATCCTTGATACTTTTGAATATTGTTACGTTTTTCATTTAATTTAAGTTTTGCTCGTTTGTATAATTGAAATGCGGCATAGCGTGATATGCCAAGTTTAATGCCGGCCTTCCCGTAGGAGTAGCCCATGTCCTCGATGAGGACTAGCGACGCGTACTGCATAGCCGTGCACCCTCCAAGGTCAAGGCTTACCATTGACAATGTCTTGAAGTGCGTCCATTATTGACTGCTGTACCTCTCCCCAGTACATGTGGCACTTGCCGTCCTTGATCGGAGACTCGGTAAAGTAATACTGGTACTCACTTGCTGGTGCTGTAAATCGGTAACAGCTTTCTTTCATTGGGCATTCATCGCCATCGCATTTAGTTATGTCGCTCATAATTTTCTAAGTTCTTCTTTCACTATCACGTAGTATTCCTTTGAGCCCTCTTCAATCTCGCCGTCAATGTCACCCGCCCAGAGAGCAACTTCTATCAGCTCATTAACGCAAACCATCGCACAATCTCTCGTTGTCAATGCGTGATTGAAACTCTCCTTTAGTTGTAACGCTCTTTCGTATGGTGTCATAACTTGTCTATCTCTAGTCTTACTCTGTGAAGGTACTCGTACATCTCGTCGGCTTGCTTTCCGGTGAACGTGAATGCCACACCGAGCATGCTCTGAATTTCTTTGGTCGCGAACAGCTTTGCGGTCGGCCACTCGACCCGTGAGTCGTCGTCCATCTTAAAGCTTGTGTTCTTCAGGTAGTACTCGACCATCCGCATGGCCTTCTCTTTTGCTTCTATCATGTGTTATAAATTTAATTGCTTCTTGTATTGTGTCAAACTCTCCGACCCTCTCTTGGTCCACGTAAACTCTTATTCTCCTCTTGTCATTTACAGTCGCCCGTACAATTCGAGCGTACAAAGGTACTCCGTTTGTGTCGATTTTTTGCATTTTGTGTCGGTTTTTTGGCGTTTGTGTCGATCTAGTGTCGATTTCAAAATAAAACGACACAACCAAACGCATTGAATTTCTGTTACTTAACTATTTAGTGTCGATTTTTACTATTCTCATTACTTTTTCAGAGAAAAAATAAAATAGTATATAAATATATATATACAGTAGAGAGACAGAAAATCGACACATCGACATGGGTGGAGTGTTTCCACCCATCCCGAAGCATCGGTTACCTTTTAGAAGGGCAACTCTTCTTGGGGTGGCTCTGGAGCCTTCTTGGTCTCATTAGAGCTCTTCTCAGCCACTGTAATGGTTCCGGTAGTCCAAACTACCTTCCCGCCTCCGATGTAGCTCTTAGAGGCCTTAGAATCGCGTTCTTCTTTTGTCTGCGACTCGTAGATGGAAGCGTTCTTCCCCCACTGGTTGGTTTGGTCATCTACAGAGATGGTTACGTCAAGGTACTTGCCGTCCTTGATTTTGCTTTTCGTGATCTTGGTCACGTCGATCGATAAACTGATTAGTGTACTCATAGTGTTTCTTTTGTGTAGTATTGGGTGATGTCTTCTGTTTTATTTGGGCCGAAGAACTTGCGCCACACTTCGATTGCTTTCTGCACCTTTTCCTTCCCGCGGTCCAGGAAGTCCTCTGAGCAGTCAAACAGGCCGGTCTTGTTGCTTCCCTTCTCAACGGCGATGAAGATAACGGGCTTTGCAAAGATCTGGTTGTAGATGTACGCCTGCGAGTCGTAGTTGTACTTTCTCGCCGAGTACTTGAACTCGTCTAGGCTACTGGTGGTCTTGAGGTCGATCACGAACTCGCTTGAGATGATGTCTGCCTTTCCCTTCCATATCTCTCCACACACGGCTGATATCCCCGGCTGTTCGTAGATGTTTCCGTCTTGGTAGATCATGTCAAAGAAGTCCATGCGTCCCTTGATCGAGTCGACCATGGCCTCAAGTTCCTCTACCTCTTTCGAGAGTAGGATGATCTCGGTGTTGTGGGCCTCGACCATCTCCTTGTACGCCTTAGTGTTCCTTGACGACACGTCGCAGATCAGAAAGTTTACCAAC